GTAAAATGAATTAGAACCTTGGGTTTTAAAAATCCAATAGTTATATAATCCCGTAGTAAGCAAAGAATTGGTAAATATAAGAAACCATGTAAAATAATTTTTAAAAGCTAGTTTAGTTTCCGTATGGATGGCTAAACTAGGTATTTTGTTTTTATCTATAAAAAGATCTTCATAATATAATGGTTTGGTGGAGTTATATGTAACCAAAATAGGAAAGTTATAGTATACGATAAAAGCATCTATAAAAATAATTAAACTGTCTATAGGTATAGGTTTAGCATAAGCAATAAGATAATAGGTCCCTGGAACTAAAAGAAGCAAGGTATATCGTTTTTTATGCATACTTATGCAATTGTCTTCTTCGATTTCGTAGTCATCGGAATTGTTATCTATCGTTTGCATGCTATATATTATAAATCAAGATTATAATCATCATCATCACCCAAATCATCCGTCTTCATGTGCGATATAGTATTCTCTATCGTTAGTGTTTCCGTAGAACAATCTTGTGTCGATTGTTTTTGTTGAAGTAAGTCTTCAATACTACTATCCTCATAACTCATTTCACCAGTAGACGAAGGTTTATAGTTAGACATGTCTAATAGCACTTGAAACGAACTTGTACCATAGTAACCTTGTTGACCACACATGATATTAGCAGATACCCCAGACATTTGATCTAGTTCTCCATGTCGTGCTGCTTTCAAGAACATTTCCGGTGTTTCTTCAAATGACGCTTTTGCCAATGGTCCAATGTCGTCGGAGTTGATACCGTGGCGGAATATAGATATCATTTTAGTGGTAGCGGTCATTCGATCACATAAAAGTCCTAAATGATGTGAATTAATGTATCCATTGTCAAATACCTCTAACAATTCATTATAAATACATTGTCTAGCTGCTTCGATGCCCAATACACGCCGAACTTCTTGAATATCGTTAGTGATTGTTCTAGTTGTGTCGATGAAATCTAAAGCTAGTGTCTCCATTAAGTTAGAACCAACTGTGTCCAATACCCAGGCGTGTTCATTGACAAATTCAGTAGTATCGTTGCGTATATGATTCACTAATTTTCGTAGGATTACCTTTTTGATTTTTTTGGTACCGCGCAATATGATATTTTGTAACAATTGTTCTTGAAATGTTTTCAATAGATAAATATCGTCCATTTGATCTAAGGACTGCGTCTTAACCTTTTTTTTATTTAAGATATTAGGTCTAATCCGCAAGATCAACTCATCGTCGTTATAATCAGAGTAAATACATTTGATATCTTCTTGATGATAATGTTTTAATGCGAAATTGACATCATCCATGGTAATATTTTTATCCAACATAGTTTCTTTATCTAATTCAATGCGAATAATCCATTTACAATCATTTTCGTCATTTGTATCCATACTCAGATTCAAACATTCCTTTACCATGGTCTGAAAGGCATGATATTGCAGAATCATGGACTGATCTCGGTGAACAAGTGTATTTAAATCATCGGGATCAAAGTAGATCTGGATTTGTGATGTAATATCTGCTAATTTAGTATGTTCTAATTGAGTCATAATATGCTTTGCTTTTTCTTGATTTTGTTCTTCAAATGATTTTAAATATATCGTCATGGAAGGATTTTTTACATTGTCTGACAATGATAATATTTCTTCTATACGAGGCACACCACGAGTGACATTTGATTTACTTGCTACACCCGCAAAGTGAAACGTATTCAAGGTAAGTTGAGTAGTAGGTTCACCAATACTTTGTGCAGCAATAATTCCGCACATTTCTCCGGGATTAACAATTGCCTTTTTATAGGTAAGCACAATGGTTTCCAATAACAAGGTAATCGCTCCTTTTGTAAAATGTTGAACAAGTAATTCCCTAGGAGAAAGATGAAAGTAATACATTAACTTAAACAACAAGGTTGGTTTAAAATATTCATTGCTTTCTAGCATACTATAATAATATTCTAATTGATTGTATATCTCCAAGGGCGTAATGTCGGACATGGTCTGCGTCGTTAATTGACATTGATTTTTAATATTTAGTATGATATGCTTAAAGGCAACAGGGATATGAATACTGGTTTCATTTTGGTAATGAAACAATTGTTTCATTATCGATTCCCGGTGTTGAAGCATCAATTCAATATAGAATTTTGATTTTTCTTTTAAACTTTCATGTTCCGCTTTAAATCGTTTTAAGGTACCTTTACTGTATATGGTGGTAAAGATTTCATTTGTAGTAATATCATAAGGAATACTATAATGTGCATAAATGTCATCTATAGTCATTTTACACAATAGCAAGTGTTGATCTTCTACTTTAATAGGATCTATACCATCATCTCCATATTTAAATTGGATAATTTTACCTTTATTGTTTCGTACGGTAGCATCATAACCTACCTTTAAGTCTTCCATGGCTTTAATGAGACGCCGTTGAATATAACCTGTAGTAGAGGTTTTTACCGCCGTATCAATTAAACCTTCACGACCACCCTGCGCGTGAAAGAATAGTTCCGTGGGTTCTAGACCTTTGATAAACGAGTTTTCAACAAAACCGCGTGCTGCAGGCGAATCGTCGAATTTGGTAAAATGGGGAAGAGTGCGGTTGGAGAAACCATAAGGAATGCGTTTACCGTCCACATTTTGTTGCCCCAAACAAGAAATCATTTGAGAAATATTGATATCAGATCCTTTGGATCCAGCGTTAACCATAATAACAAAACGATTGTTTGCATCCAAACTTTCTTTACCAATCTTACCAGCTTTAGAATTGGCTTCGTTTAAGATATTATTGACTTGAGTTTCAAATTCTTCTTGATTGCTTTGACCTGTCGTATTTTCAAATATACCTAAATGGGTTTCATCTATTAGTTTTTTTACATCCTTCTTTTTATCTTGAATGACTTGCGTAATTTGAGAATTCGTATTGTCATCAGCAATTAAATCACTTATACCTACACTATACGAATGCAACTTCATAAATTCATTTACCACATTCTGTAAATAATCTATAAAATCAGATGATTGGACATGTCCTATATCATTATTAATGCGCTGTATCAAACCTGTAGATGAACCACCTAGACAACCTTTGTCTAGTTGTCCTCTTATGTATTTTCCATTTTTGATTTCCATAATATGATTTGACGTTTCTGCATTTTCCCCCGATTTAAATCGTTTTGTTTTTTTATAAATAGAGATAGGAGGAATGATTTCACTTAGTATATCAAAATTAGTCATTTCCTTTTTTTCAAATATCGTTGGGTCTATTTTGGGAACATTACTCAGCAAATTCATAACTCGACGCATGGTATACGCTTTGTTACTGCTGGTAAACAGATAGGAACCAAGTAGCGAATCTTGATAAATGCCTACAATGGAAGAGTTCGATGCCGGTGATATCAATTGATAAGGTACGGCTGCCAACTTTCGCAATTCTACTTCTGCTTGTTCATCCTGAGGCATATGCAAGTTCATTTCATCACCATCAAAATCAGCGTTGTATGGTTTTGTACAACCGACATTTAAACGAAACGTATCTCCTTTTTCCATTATTTTTACAATATGACACATCATACTCATGCGGTGTAAAGTAGGTTGGCGATTAAACAGTACCGCATCGCCATCCATCATATGACGATGCACCGTATCACCTATTTCTATTTTAATAGCATTACGATCTGCGTAATTTAAGGAGATGTGTTCTCCATTTTTTTTTTGAAGTATTTTTGCTCCTGGATATTCATTTGGTCCTTTCTTTACTAAAGCACTTAAATAGGATTTATTTCTAGTATTTACCTTTATTGGTTTAGTAATGTTCATGGCAATCTTTTTTGGTACTCCTAATTGGCGAATCGAGATATTTGGATCTGGAGTAATCACAGAACGAGCACTAAAATCTACACGCTTCCCCATTAAATTACCTCTTACACGACCGGTTTTACCATTTAAACGTTCTTTGATGGATTTCAACGCGCGTCCTGAACGTTGAGCGAATGCTGCCACACCCGGGATCTTGTTGTCAATCATGGTTGCCACAAAGTATTGTAGTACGGTGGTCCAATCATTTATAATATTTGATGCGGCATTTTGCGCTATTTTATCGTGTAATGTTTTATTTGTTTTAATGATATTGACTAATATATGCGATATATCATCTTCGCTGCGTTGTTGCGCATCATGCTTGACGGATGGACGCACGGAAGGCGGCGGAACCGCTAATACCTGGCACACCATCCACTCTGGTCTAGACCATGTAGGATTAAATCCCATGAAATCCACGTCATCATTTGAAATATTTCTAAAAATCTTAATAACCATTTCTGGGGTAATCATTTTAGTTAATTTAGATGTATCAGATACGACGGTATCTACATTAGACCATTCCGCAAATATAGTACCAAGACCCTCTTTTTTTAGTTTGTCGGGTTGTTTGCAGCCACAACCATCTTCATTACATTCACCGCAACGTTTTATTTTACTGGCTAAACTAAATATTTTATTCCATCGTTTTTCAGGTCCATCATGAAGTAAATAGGCATATTTCGTTTTACTAATAAGCAACTTGCTACACTTCAAACAAACCACACGTAAAATCTTTAAAACTGTATTTAAATATTGAATGTAAAACACGGGTCTCGCTAATTCTATATGTCCAAAATACCCAGGTGTTTTAATATAATCTAGACCATCCGTAGGACACAACAATCCTGGTTCAAGAACACCCATTCTTGGATCAAACAATCCACCAATAACAGGTTTATTATTGATATATGTGTCTCTTGAGGTTACCTCTGCTACGGAATTTTTTCTAATTTCCTCAGGAGACAAAATACTAAATTGTATACCAATAATTTTTGCTGCTTTTACATGTTCGGCCATTATTTATCTATATTATATTGACATTCTTTTATTTCAATTTTTAAAAAGAATATTGTAAATTGAAATAAAAGAATCTCAATACTCTACACACAACACCATGCCGAAAACAAGTGCTGCCGATTCAAAATACAATCTTCGCTCGAAACCAACGGATTCCTTGAAGAAAAAAGGGGATGATGATGATAATTTCCCGGAAGATGTAGAGAAATTATCACCGGAAGAATATCAAAAGCTTTTGGCGAAACTATTCCCTTCTAAATATATGCAAGATAAAGTAAATAAACAAGATGGAGAAAAAAAAGACACGGAGGAAGAAAGTGACGAGGAAGAAAGTGACGAGGAAGAAAGTGACGAGGAAGAAAGTGAGGAAAGTAGCGATGAAGAGGATGATAGAAAAACGGATAAAATCAATATTATTCTAACAATTGGCGGTGCTGAACAAGAAGATAGTGACAGCGACAGTGATTATGAAACTGTAAGTGAGGACGAAGATGACTATGATGACTATGACGACTATGAAGAGGAAGAATCCTATGAAGACTATAGTAAAAAGGAGTTGCGTTCGGAACTAAGATCGCGTGGTATAATATATAAAGGAGGATCAAAAAAAGAGATGATTGAACTACTAGAGGAAGATGATGAAATTCCCTATGAAGAATATAGTAAGGAAGACTTACGTGATACTTTGAAAATACGTGGAATCAAATGTAAAAAGGGAGCAAAAGAAAAGGAAATGATTAAACTTTTGGAACAAAATGACGCAGAAGAAGCAGTAAAAGAAGTAAATAGTATGTTTAACAAAAAGAGACCTTCTAGTGCAAAATCTTATAAAAAAAGTGGTCGCGGTCATGCCGATGCCGCCGATGCCGCCAATGCCGCCAATGCCGCCGATGCCGCTGATGCCGATGCCGCTGATGCTTTGTTGGAGATGAAACACGGAAAAAAGGAAAGTCTTTCGGACAATCATGTGTTAAAACAGTTCAAAGAGTTGGCGGAAAAATTAACAGGACAAGATCGTAAAAACAAGTTGTTGGGAAAAGCAAAAACGCATATCGAGTGCATGGAAAAGGAAGTAGAAAGAGAGAAAAAGCGTAGAGAGAAAAAGGAAAAAGAAAAGAACTGTAAAACCTTTAAAAAAATGATGAAAGGTAAAACCTTTATGGATGACAAAAAATATTTTGAAAAAATGGAATTAGAACAACAAAAAAAGGTAATTGAAGAATTTGAAAAAGTAAACGATAATTACAATCAAACCGTACCTTATCGATTTCAAGTACTACAATCCACTATACCTCATATGCATAAATATTCGGCTATTAAAAAGATCAACACATTGCGCTATATGACTCCTGGTGAAGGTGAATATTATAAACTAAAATATTGGGTGGATGGTTTTATGCGGATTCCATTTGGCGAATCAAAAAACCTTCCTTTGGTGATTGAAGACGGTATCGATAAAACACACGAATTTATGTTTCAAGCCAAACAAATACTTGACGATGCCGTATATGGATTGGATGATGCGAAAATGCAAATCATGCAAATGATAGGTCAACTAATTACCAATCCAAAATCCGTGGGTACAGCCATCGCCATTAAGGGTCCCATGGGAACCGGTAAAACTACTTTGGTACGTGAAGGGATTAGCAAAATTCTTCAACGTCCTTTTGCGTTTATTGCTCTAGGTGGCGCAACCGATAGCAGTTTTCTAGAAGGGCATTCCTATACCTACGAAGGGAGTAGTTGGGGGAAAATCGTAGATATCTTGATGCAAAGCAAGTGTATGAATCCAGTGTTCTTCTTTGATGAATTGGACAAGGTAAGTGACACACCAAAAGGAGAAGAAATCATTGGCATCTTGACACATTTGACAGACACAAGTCAAAACACACAATTTCATGACAAATACTTTTCTGAATTGGACTTTGACCTAAGTAAAGCATTGTTTATCTTTAGTTACAATGATGAAAGTAGGGTTAATCCCATTCTTCGTGATCGTATGTATCGCATTCAAACCCAAGGGTATGAAACAAAGGATAAGCAGATTATTACAAAGCAGTATATGGAACCAAAAATATATGAAAGTGTTAAAATGAATAAGGGTGATGTAGTCATAGAGGATGACACCATAAAGCATATCATTGAAAAATATACGGACGAAGAAAAAGGTGTAAGAAATTTGAAACGGTGTTTAGAAATTATTTATACAAAATTGAATTTGTATCGATTGATGAAACCAAATTCACAATTGTTTAAAGAAGAAAAATCCTTGGAAGTACAATTTCCATTTACAGTAACAACAGAGATAGTGGATAAACTTATTAAATCCACTGATAAAGTGGAAAAAACATATTTAAACTTTTATATCTAAAAAAAATATTCTTATATTTATAATGAATGATATTGATGTATTTGTAATAGCTGGCGGCAAATGTGGTAGTAGTTCGCTTAAGAAAACATTTAATAGAATGGCTTTTAAAACAATAAAAGCGCATAATCCCACTTGTTTTAAAAATCAATTTGGTTATAAAGGATTTTTTGAGACTATTATAGAATCCAGTAAGAATAAAAAACTATTAATACTAGATGCTTATAGAACGCCTATAGAACGAAAAATATCTAGTTTTTTTAACAATGGCGAACAAAAAATACCTAATTTTCTTTCTATGACCACAAAAGAACTAATAGATGTATTTAACAATGAATATTTATATCATATAGAGGAAATGCATATCATTAATGAGGTATATAAACGATTACATATACCTCAAACAGTATCCTATGATTTTCATCGTAAATATTTATACCAAAGACATAAAAATTTAATTATTGTAAAATTACACTATAGTGATATTAAGAACTGGAGTAAACGTTTAACAGACATATGTAAAATGCCAATTAGAATGCAAAGTGATAATATTACTAATAATAAGAAATATTATAGTAAATATCAATCCTTTTTAGAGGAATACAAGGTACCAAAAGCATATATTAATGATACATTAATAAATGATCAGGAATTTTTAAAGTATCAGACACCTGAACAACAAAAAGCATATATAGATATGTGGTTAAAGAAATCCTATTAATTATGATCATATGTTGAGTTTGTTTCGTAAAGAAATTCAACAATGCATAAAAGAAAGATCTATACTTCATATACCTCAATTACCTTTAACGGTTGAACAAACGAACACTTTATGTGAGTTATTGAAATCAAATGTTGAAAATGACAAAGACAAGTCCTTTCTTTTATCTTTATTTACCAATCATATCGTTCCGGGTGTAGACGAAACAACTTATGTAAAAGCACAGTTTTTAAATGATATCTGTTCTAATAAGATAACGTCACCTATCATCCATAAAGAAAACGCTATTTTTTTATTGGGTACCATGCAGGGCGGATACAATATACCTATACTACTCAATGAACTTAAAGATCATGAATATGGATATCACGCTTATAAAGCCTTAAGTAAAAATATATTATTATTCGATCATTTTTATGAAGTAGAAAAACAATATAAAGACGGAAATGTATACGCACAATTAGTACTAGAATCTTGGGGAGATGCACATTGGTTTAAACGTGCATCTCCCCCCCCAGATTTGGTAAAACTTACGGTATTTAAAGTGGATGGCGAGACAAATACCGATGATTTATCTCCAGCGCAAGATGCTTGGAGTAGACCCGATATTCCATTACACGCGCGCTCCATGTTGAAAACGCCGCGTCCCGGAATAATCCCCGATAAAGATTTTGAAATCGGTCCTTTACAACTAATAAAAGATTTGAAAAAACTGGGAAATCCTATTGCATATGTGGGTGATGTAGTAGGAACTGGATCCAGTCGTAAGAGTGCTACGAATAGTATCATGTGGCATTTTGGCGAGACGATCCCCTATGTTCCTGGTAAAAAAAGAGGAGGTTATTGCTTAGGAGGGAAAATTGCCCCCATTTTTTACAATACCATGGAAGATAGCGGAGGTTTGCCAATCGAAATGGATGTAACTACAATGGAGACGGGTCAAGAAATAGTGCTAGATTTAAAAGAAAAAACAACCCGTGATTTTTATTCAGGTAAACTATTGTGTAAGTGGGATTATAAATCAAACAATATATTAGATAGCGTACGCGCAAACGGTCGCATTAATCTTATTATCGGAAAAACTCTTACGGATAAAGCAAAACAAACGTTAAAGGATACTTCGGCATCCGTTTTTATAGACGTGAATCCAGGTAATCTAGATAAAACATCCAAAGCATACACCCTTGCACAAAAAATGGTGGGGAAAGCATGTGGGAAAAAAGGAATTCTGCCAGGTACCTACTGCGAACCTATCGTGACTAGCGTAGGATCTCAAGATACCACCGGACCAATGACTAGAGACGAATTAAAAGATTTAGCGTGTTTAGGGTTTAGCGCTGATTTAGTCATGCAATCCTTTTGCCATACCGCCGCTTATCCTAAACCAGTGGATATTATTACACATACTACATTACCGGATTTTATTAAAAATAGAGGCGGAATAAGTCTTAAACCGGGTGATGGTATTATTCACAGTTGGTTGAATCGCATGCTTCTACCCGATACAGTTGGTACGGGCGGTGATTCTCATACACGTTTCCCTATAGGCATTTCCTTTCCAGCGGGTTCTGGTCTAGTGGCGTTTGCGGCTGCAACCGGAAAAATGCCGTTGGATATGCCGGAGTCGGTTTTAGTGCGATTTCACGGCGACATGCAACCGGGTATTACCCTTCGAGATCTAGTACACGCCATACCGTATGTAGCAAAACAACGAGGTTTATTAACCATAGGTAAGCAAAATAAGATAAATGTCTTTAATGGGAAGATTATAGAAATCGAAGGATTACCAGATTTAACATGTGAACAAGCATTTGAATTATCCGATGCTTCCGCAGAACGTTCGGCTGCTGGATGTACGATTAAACTTAACAAAGAACCTATTATTGAATATCTACAGTCGAATATTGTACTTTTGCGGTGGATGATTCGAGAAGGTTATGGTGACGTGAATTCCATAGAACGTCGCATTACACGAATGGAAGCGTGGATTAAAGATCCTGTATTGATGGAAGCAGATAAAGATGCACATTATGCAACCATTTTAGATATAAACTTGCAAGAGATTACCGAACCTATTTTATGTGTCCCCAATGATCCGGATGATGCGGTACTTTTATCAGAGGTTACTGGCGAGAAAATAGAGGAAGTGTTTATTGGTAGTTGCATGACGAATATTGGACATTTTCGTGCAACTGGAGATTTATTGCAACAAGATAATGTCCAGTTGAAAAGTAAACTATGGATAGCACCGCCCACAAAAATGGACGAGCAACAACTAAAGGATGAGGGATATTATGACATCTTTCGTAACAAAGACACGACATTAGAAATGCCTGGGTGCTCGTTGTGTATGGGCAATCAAGCGCGCGTAGAAGATAATGCAACGGTTTTATCTACTTCTACGCGTAACTTTCCAAATCGTCTAGGTAAAGGAGCAAATGTGTATTTAGCGTCGGCTGAATTGTCGGCAATTACTGCGATAGAGGGAGAAATACCAAGTGTAGCAACGTATAAAGAGTATATGCGTATGGTAGATGAAAACAAAGACAAGGTGTATCGGTATATGAATTTCCACACCATGCAAAATTATGTAAAGTAAATATATAGATGGTGAAAAAGAAATGGTTATCTTGTAAAAAAGCAATAAATACTAAAAAATTTAAAGAGTATCGGGAAAAACTAAAGAAAATACATTATCAAGATTATAAAAAGTATTGTAAACCACTGACGAAAAAAAAACACAAGTATTACTATAAGGGTTTTGATAAGGGTAATCATAAAGCATCTACATTACTTTGTAAAGAGAAATTAGATGTATTTGATGTAAATAAAAAATATAATTTACGAGAACCTAAAAATAAGCATCGAATTCCTTTATCCTATTGGAAAGACAAAACTAAAAAAATACGTCATATAAATAAATTTTACAATTCGATTGGACTATTATGCAATGATAGGGATAAAAAGACATCTAGGAAAAAAAGTAAAACTACGTAATGTGTGTCACAAATTGATACACTAAAACTACATATATACTAACAGTAAATGGATATGAACAAATATTTAGAAGGATTTATGGACAGTGAAGCAGCGGAATATCCTTTGGTGGATATGACAAGTGTCGTATGTATAGCAGAATGTATAGATCAAGGATATTCCCTTGAACAAGTAAAACTAGAAGTTAATAGTAAACAGTTATCTAATACATATACCGCAATCATGATGTCTGATTTTAGGGCAAGAGAAAAAGAAAACTTAATCAAAAAGGTTGAAACCTATAAAGGTATTTATAGATTTCAACTGTCGGAGGAGGATGATCCAGAGGAAAATATGATATATGCCGCGTTCCCTGATCCTGTAAGTGCATTTCAATTTAGTAAACACGCATAAGCATAGTTGATAGTGATTTCGTAAAACATATAGAAAAATAGAATTTCCAATATTTATTCACAGGATATGGTTTTTTTTCAGAGCGTAATTTTACACTAAGTCAGTGTTTTAAATGTTCAAAGGTCTAAAAATGAAATATTAATTAAATTGTAAAACTGTAGGCAATTATCATTATCGTGTAATGGTATTAAAGTAAACAGTAAGCTTTTAGTTATCATCGTTAAATTATAAAAATCATCTTCAGAGTATAATGTTATAAAATAATTCTTAAATAAGTCAATGATAGATTTTTGATATGTAAGATTTATTTCTTTATGTAATAAAATATTGTCATAACCAATTAAAGATTGATATAACTTAGCCCAATCATATAACCAATCACCATATATAGTAAGTTCGGAGCCCATTTTACCTCTCATATCAATAAATTTTATTTTATTGTATTCATTTATTATTATATTAGTTAAAACAGTATCTCCGTGTATTACGCTAAGTTTACCTTTTTTAGATAGTTCATAATCTTTTAGAAAAGTATTTATTTCATTAAATACTTCGTAGTTATTCTGAAATGGACTATAATCATAGGAAGCATATCTTTTATGTAATTTTTTTGAATAATTTTCATAAATATTTATAGTAGTTTCTTTATTGCATTTACACGATTGTATTCTTTTTATTGAATCCATTATTGATGTTAGCATGTCTACTGTTAATAACCCGGATACATATAAAACTGATGTAGTTAATCCGTTTATTTTTTCTATTTCATACCATGTATTAGTTTTATCGTAATTTATAAACAATGGAAACATATCTTTTATTTTATTTGGTATATTTTGATAATAGTAAATTTCACCCGATAAATCATCTGATTTTTTTTTATATATTTCTATAAAATTACTATTTAATTGATTAAAATCTCTCGGTTTTATAGTATCCATATAAAACCCTAACTCTTTTTCCATATTATCAAAACAATTAAGTGCTAAATCATCGATGTAGACATCTGCTTGAGGTTTACCAAAATAAATTTCATCATATGGAATTGAAAACTTTTCTAACGTATCAAAAGTAATTTTACCAATGTCAGTCATTAATTTACCCGTATTTCCATGATGTGAGTTCATTGTCCTTGCTGTATAAATTATTATAGTATGACCAAATGATTTTAAATATTGCAGATAATTAATATTTTTAACAATCGGTTCAACTGTAGTATAATCTCCCGTGACTTTAGGAAATGTAACTAACGTATTATCTAGATCAAAACAAATTCTCATTTCATCCAAATTATTGGATAAATTCAAACATGACTTTTTTGGAAAGTTATTATAAAAATATTTGAGTTGTAAAGGAGTACCTAAACATATATATTTTTTTTTAGGTATTTCAATGGCACGAAATACATGATTGTCGTTTAACATTTCCTTTATAACAGTAGATGTATAGAAATCCTCTTTTTGTTTACTATTATTATCAATTATACTTTGAGTATATTTGAGTAATTCTTTATAAGAAGTAAATGCATATCCTCCACAACACGAATAGTTAGACATTTTATCTTTTTCGTGGATGTTAATTATTTGCTTTTCCTCATTCATTTCGACACAAGAATGCAATGATTGTTCATTATTATCATTGAATATTAATATAGAATTTGTATAATTCCATAAACTGATAATATCCATTAAATAAAAATTATCAGCGTCTAATGATAGTATAGGTTGATCATTAAGACTTAAATGTGATAATGCAATATTCAAAGTTTCCGCTACTCCTCTAGTAGGATTTTCCAACATATGAAATCTAAAGTTAAGAGACGGAAATGTTTTACACATTAAATCCTCGAAACGATATTGTAAATATTCTTTATTATAAGGAATGTATATTATAGTATCTTTATTAATAGTAAGTGATTCAATCAACCAAAATAATAAAGGTTTTCCAAAAATTTTTATTAATGCCTTTGGTCTAGTATAGTTATGTATTTTAAATCTTGAATCAATTCCATCTAAAGGTATCACTATAATCATATATAAAATATATATATATATAAATAAATGAAAAAATATTTAGATTTATTTAGGTTTATTTTGTTATTATAAAATGTTTAAAAAACTTAACCTTTATAATTTTGCAAATACAATAGATAAACTTATAGTAAAACATGCATAAGCATACAGGATAGTGATTTCGTAAAAAATATAGAAAGTTAAGAGTTGTATATGTTATATGGATAGTTATTCTGATATAACGATTAATCCTATTATAGAAACTATGTTTAAAGGAACCGATAAAATGGACAATATCTCTTTATTGGAAAAAATAACATTAAACGCAGATAAAAATTTATTACATTGGACTTGCCCGATATGCTTTGATGAAATAACCATGGATGGAATGATAATAGCGTGTCCTTACACGTGTGGTCATTTATGTTGCTTTCATTGTTTAGAAGATGAATGTAGAATTATTAAAAAAAACAGAGGACTTCCGTCTAAAACAATTAGGTGTAGTTTATGTAGAGCACGACCTAACGGAAATTGGATACATAATTATAATATAAAAACGACACCTTTAGTTTACAAGGGTATTACATTACATATATGCGATGCAGTAGTTTAATTAGATTTTTTATCTGCTTTTATATATGATAAAAAATATAGATGGTACAACATTACAGCCTTGCTCGTTTCAGCCAGTGACGGGATATCAGCGTAAAGGTTATTGTTATCATAGTAAAGAGGATGCAGGAAAGCATTTAGTATGTGCAAAAATGGATAAACGTTTTTTAAACTACACTAGGTCAAAAGGAAATGATCTTAGTGGTGTAGTGCGTCAAGGAGACAACTGGTGTTTATGTGAAGATCGTTATTATCAAGCCTATAAAGCAGGTAAAGCACCTAAAGTAATCAGAAACGCGACACACGGCAAAGTATTACACCTTTGAACATTTAAAACGCCGATTTTACACCTTTGGAAATTTAAAATGCCGACTAAAAATTAATATATATATATATATAAAATGTTTGAATATATTTTCACAATTGGTTGTTTTGATAAATTACATAAGGGTCATATAAAATTATTAGAAGGTATGCAAAAACATACTGAAAAAATTATTGTAGGATTACATGATAATAATAGTATTGAAAAACTAAAAAATATTTCTGATATTGATTCTTATGATAATCGTAAAAAAAATTTAGAAAAAATTTTTCTAATATATAAATATAATGTATTTTATTCGGGATGAAACAAAAAAAGTAATTTTTGGATGGTCTGCAAAATGCGGATGTAGTCATATAAAAATGATATATAAATATTTAACAAAAAATATTATTGATTTTGACAAAAGTCATATTGGAACATATAATCAACTTGGTTTTATAGATGATAGTTATACTATAATAATAATCATTAGAAATCCTTTTTTGAGATTGATATCTGGATTTCTTGATAAATATAGAATTAATGGTGAATTTCGAAATAAATGGGAAACTAAAAAAGTTTTAAATTTTAAAAATTTTGTTGATGAACTAGTAAATAATAGTAAATTTATCGATAAACATCATTTCACTCCTCAACTTTCGGAAAAATGGAATGATAAAATATATAGTCATAAAAATTTAATAATATATGATTTGGATAATATAGATTATAGTTTTTTAGAAAAACTATATAATAAAAAAATTCCTAAAAATATTTTAGATTATAGAGGAAATTTTAGAACAACAGAAATGAAAAACGAAAAAGTTATATTGAAAGGAAATATAAGGGTATATGAAATAGAATTAGATAAACATGAAATAGGTTCACATTATTCATATGACCTGTATTATAATAAAGATATTCAGAGAAAAGTATTATTATTCTATAAAAAGGATTTTGACTTTTTTACAAAACATGGTTTTAATTATTCAATATCTATTGTAATATAATTTTCAATTAAATATTTTTTTTCATTATTTGTTAATGATTTATAAGATGGACCCGGACATAAAACAACTATATTTTCATTTTTAAATAAATTTTGTAAATTTTCTAATATTTCAATATCATTTATGAAATAAGACATACATACATATTTTTTTTGATCTTTTTGTGGATTATCTTTAACATATATATTACTACTAAATAAATTGTCTACATTTTTAATTTCAATAATAAATTTTTTTTTTAAAGTATTTAATATTTTTTTTCAATATTATTAAACTTAATTTTATTATCAAATATATAATTCATTTTATATATATTTATATATTTTTTGATAAAAATGTATATCGATATATGAATTTTCACACCATGGAGGATTATATAAAATAACGATTAATATATATATGCAACAAAATATAAATGGAACAACATTACAACCATGTTCCTTAAAACCTATGACTGGTTTTCAACGAAAAGGGTATTGTTATGATAGTCTAGAAGATACAGGTAAACATTTGGTATGTGCAAAAATGAATAAACGTTTTTTAGATTATACTAAATCACGTGGCAATGACCTTAGTAGTGTAGTTAAAGAAGGTGATAATTGGTGTTTATGTGAAGATCGATATCATGAAGCATATAAAGCGGGTAAAGCACCAAAAATAATTAAATCTGCTACCCATAAAAAGGTACGAATAATGAAAGGAGGTAAAAAAACTAGAAAGCAAACTTTTTTATATCATCCAGATAATCCCGATAAATCGTTTGATGTGTATATTAATAAAAATCCAAAAGATACTATTCCTATTCAATATACTACTGTAAACGATGTTAAAAAAACTATACAAAAATTAGAAAAGTTATATAAAACGGGAAAATATCCCCATAAACGTATTTGGCAGGTAGCAATGATTATGAAAGTACGTTTACAAGCAATACTAAAACACCACAAAACGCGATATCCTAATGCAAAACACGTAAAACAGCGTTATCAATTGGCGAAACATTACTTAGATTTTTTATCAAAGCGCACGGAAACCGATATAAAAACAAGAAAGAAACTAGTGTTTCGTAAAAATCCATAAATTGACTTGAATGGAATAGATATCTGATATAGCAAATGTACAATGAAATGTACCATTGCCTTATGCTTATTTATGACTCTCGCGCATTCTACTTTGGCGTTTCCACAGAAAAGTCCTCTTCAACTTAAAAAATATCGTGTAAAGTATAAATTAGTAAAAAAAAACGTAAGTAGGACTGTGATTAATCGTGTAAGAATCATAAGTAGAAATCAAGAGGAAATAGTAGATCGTAGTGTTTCCTTGTTTTATGATAACATGTTGACGGATTTATTAGGTATTGCAAAATTATATAACTTAATCAATGATGAAAGTCAAAGTTATTTCTATATCGTAGGGTATGAATTTGCTTGGTTTGCCTTTAAGGTATTAAAAAACAATGTAAATGATGTAAAATTTGATATGGATACCGAAGAATCTCAAATATTATTTGAGCAATTGATTATAAATGTGATTTTGTATGTGGGTATTAAAAATATAGTATTTAAGAATATATTTCATATTATTTCCAATTAATCAAGAAAGTATCCCCCGATTTATCCCAGAAATAGCGAAAAAAAAGGGATTTGCTCAAAAAAGTCTTGAAAAAAGGGGATAAAAATATATTCATTAAGAATATATAATGTTTCTAGTAAATAAACGATGCTTTACTACTGATAGTACTAGGTTTTACATAAAAACATTTAACAAAATTTCAGAGACTGGTTTAAATTGTTTCTCAAATACTAGATACGCCATGACTAAAGATACGAATGAACATGCTATTATGCTTAGATCGCACGTATTGAAAAAATCAGATATATCAAAAAGTTGTATAGCGATAGCAAGGTGCGGTTCTGGTACTAATAATTGTAATGTAGACTTGATGACATCGTTAGGTATTCCTGTTTTTAATACGCCCGGTGCAAATGCAAATAGTGTAAAAGAATTAGTGATGTGTGCAATATTACTTTCATCAAGGAATATAGTAGAAGCAGTAAATAAAGTAAATAATGTATATAACACTACTATAGACGATATACATGATAAAATAGAACAATTAAAATTTGAATTTTTAGGTAAAGAAATAAAAGGAAAAACGATAGGTATTATAGGATTAGGGGATATAGGTAAAAAAGTGGCTGATATATCAGAATCGTTTGGAATGAATATAATTGGATATGATCCTAATCTAACACTACAAAGTGCATTGCATTTACCAAAGAATATTGAAATTGCTGATAGTATCACCAAGGTTATGGAACTGTCGGATTATATCACTATCCATGTTCCGTATAATAAAGATACAACTTATCATTTGCTTGATAATGATAGTCTCTCCGTAATGAAACAAGATGCGACTTTATTAAATTTTTCCAGAGATGAATTAATAGATACCAAATCGTTAAGTGTATTAAAAAAAAGTGGAGCGTGGAAGGGGAAGTATGTATCTGATTTTCATAATGATCATATGAAAGAGTTTAATGATAGTATAATAATTCCGCATTTAGGTGCATCTACAGTAGAAGCGGAAAGTAATTCAGCGGTTAATGCAGCAAATACATTAAAATCGTATCTTGAGATAGGCGAAATTACGAATTCAGTAAATTTTCCTAGTATTAAACCCTATGCGTGTAGTGAATTACATACTAGATTATCTATAGTAAATAATAATAAACCAGGTGTGTTAAATGGTGTAATGAATGTATTTAATAAATATACTATAAATGTTGAGCAACAATTATCAGTTTCAAATGATAGAATAGCGTATAATATTATTGATATACAACCAAAACCAAATAATTTAATGACTATTGAATCTATACTACCAGAAATTAATTTAATTAATAATGTAGTAAGAACACGTATAATTAAATAAAGTATTTAAACATAATAGTTTAGAGTTAATTATATAATGTCTGCATTTAAACAGGGATATGCTTTTGTGTTGAAATCGATTAAGAAAGACCAATCCTTAAAACCTGTAGTAGATACCCTAAAAGATAAAACGTATATTGTATCCGGATCTACACGTGGAGTAGGGTTAAATATTGCTACTAAATTAGCCGAACAAGGTGCGAACGTGGTAATCACAGGAAGAACCACAAAGCCGCATCCAAAGTTAGAGGGGACGTTGACAACCGCGAGGGATTCAATTATTCAAGCAACCCAGAAAAAGAATTCATTGTCAGTGCCATGCGATATACGTGCGGGTAATTGTTTGGCGTTGCCGTGTGACATACGAAAAGAAAAGGATATTCATTATGTGATACAGCGAACGTTATATAATTTTGGATCCATAGACGGTGTGGTGTTAAACGCCAGTGCATTGTCGTTGAAAAACACCTTAGATCAAACAAAAAAAGAGATAGATTTGATGTCATCGGTCAACATTAATGGAACGTATTTGTTTGGACAAGCCGCATTACGAAAAATGACTACGGGGCATATGATTATTGTAGCCCCGCCGATTGACATGTTGTATACAGATGATTGGTGGGTAAACCATATGTATTATTCCATGTCGAAGTTTAACATGTCGTTGATGGCAAAATTCTGGAACAAAGAATTTCCGGATGTAGCGGTAAATACGCTTTGGCCGCGCACTACTTTGGATACTGCACCGGTTCGTAATATACTTGGTGGACAAGAGATGGTAAATATATCAAGAAAACCAGATATTATGGGTGAGGCGGCCATGCGTATATTTAAGACGGATCCTAGTAAGTGTCAAGGTAAACAGTATATAGATGATGAAGTATTGGCGAGTTTGGATATGGATGTAGAACAATATCGTATCAATAAGAGTGTTAAAGAAAAGGAGTTGATGCCAGATTTTTTTTGTTAAAACGGTATAAATATAATGTGTATACTAATATAGATGAGAACCTTATCTTCTTTATTAGTACAAAATTTTCAGGCAAATATAAAGGCACATGCATTGGCTAGAAAGGTGAATGGGGGTTGGCAGTGGACTACACGCGAAACGCTTTTACACAATGTGTATTATTGTCGTGAGATATTAAAGCAAGAAAATATCAATCGAGGCGATCGTGTTGCTTATAAGGGTGACAATTCTGTAGAATGGGTATCATGGAATGTGGCGTGTAATTCTCTTGGCGCCGTATGGGTTCCAATGTATGCAAATCAAAACATGGATTATTGCAATCATGTTCTAGAAGATAGTGGTGCTTCTGTATGTATCACGGATGATATAAGTCAGAATTTTTTAAGTACAAAGACTATGACGAACAGTATTGTAGAAGTTCCGGAAGCATGTAACACTATAGACTTTGTGGATAATGATATAGCGACGTTGATATATACATCGGGAACAACCGGATCACCGAAAGGTGTAATGTTATCCAATGAGAATATACTATCCAATATAGATACAATACAAAATCGTTTCCATGACATGCAAGCGACTTTATCTTTGAATATATTACCTTGGGCGCATATTTATTCGCAGACGTGTGAGTTGTATTATAATTTATTGAATGACAATCGTATCGCAATTGCATCAAGTAGAGAGAATTTTATCAAGGAATGTGGTGAAATACAGCCTGAATCTTTGTATATTGTACCACGAGTATTGGAAATGGTAAAATCTAAATTGGATATTATAGATATTCCTTACGTAAGAACACTAATACCATTTGCATTACACAGGATTTTTGGTAGTAGATTACAGGTTATTTTTACGGGTGGTGCTAAATTACAACCAGAAACACGCGATTTTTTTAAAGCACAAAATATATTGATATGTGAAGGATATGGATCAACCGAATTGTCTCCCATGGTTTGCGTCAATCATATGAATGATCCGCGTAATGAAGAGAGTATAGGCAAATTATTAGATGGTATTGTAGGTGAAATTGTAGACGGCGAATTACAGATAGCAGGACCAAATGTCATGCAAGGGTATTGGGGTCAGGCGGAAGCAACCGAAAAGGTATTGGTAGAACGAGAGGGGAAAACATGGTATAAAACGGGAGATGCAGCGAGACTAGAGGATGGATATGTGTATTATGAAGGAAGGATAGGAGATAATTATAAATTGAGTAATGGAAAATTTGTGAATGTAGATGCGGTGGAGGCAGTAGTAAAAAAGCATATAAAAGGAATGGTTGTAGTATTTGGCGAGAATAAGGACTATAATGAGTTGATAACGGATCAAAAAGCGGTTACCCCGGGTGCATTACGTATGATAAATAATCAGTTGGAGAGTTATTTAAAAATCAAACAAGTGCATTATTTGCCGACGGAAGAATGGGCGCATTATTTAACGCCGAAGATGAGTATAAAGCGTAAAGTGTTACTAACAAATAAGGTTATAAAATGATATTTATTTTCTATAGAAATAAATATAATTATGACAAGAGTATTGAAAAACATAGTCAACGGCAACCGGTTAGCAACTAAACAGTATAAAGACATAGCAAATGTATTAACCGGTCAAATAAATCATAAAGTTCCCGTTACTTCTACAAATGAATTGATACCTTTTATAGAGTCTATTAATGCTGTTCCGAAAAGTGGATTACACAATCCATTTAAACAACCGGAAAGATACCAAATGTTAGGTCGTGTGTGTTTTAATACGGCACACGCATTACACGAAAAAGAGATACAACAACAAATAATAGATGAAATCATTACGGTAACAGGAAAAACCGAGCAGCAAGCTCAAGGCGAATTACAAGTAACAAGAGCCTTTTTAGAAAACTTTTCTGGTGATCAAGTAAGATTTTTAGCAAAAGGGTTTACGACGCCAGGAGATCATTTAGGTCAAATGGCGAATGGATTTCGTTGGCCGTATGGAAGTGTAGCTATAATATCACCTTTTAATTTTCCCCTAGAAATACCATTGTTGCAACTCATGGGTGCTCTTTTTATGGGCAATAAACCGCTTTTAAAAGTGGACTCTAGAGTCTCTTTAGTCATGGATACCATTCTTACACTACTGCACGCAAATGGATTACCAGAAGAAGACGTAGATGTCATACATTGTGATGGCGAAATCATGCACACAGTATTAGTTGACTCGCAGTTAAGAATGACACAATTTACCGGATCTAGTAAGGTAGCTGAGTTATTATCCAAACAATTAAGTGGTAAAATAAGAATAGAAGGTGGAGGGTTTGATTGGAAAATCATAGGAAACTGTAAAGGGTTAGATCACGATACGGTGTGTAAAGTGTGTACGAAAGATGCATATTCGTTTAGTGGACAAAAATGTTCAGCGCAGTCCATGGTATTTTTAGATCATTCTTGGGATGTAAACCGATTTAAAGAAAAGGTAAAAGAATTGGCATACAAAGAAACTATGGGACCTGTTTTAACCTTAACTAGTGATGAAATGATAGAACATGTAAATAAATTGCTAACCATTCAAGGCGCCGAATTGTGGTTTGGTAATAAAAAAATGGATAAAGATAGTATACCCGACCATTTAGGATTTATTGAACCTACCGCAGTCTATATACCGATAAAAGAAATAAACGAATCAACCATAGAATTAGTGACTAAAGAAATTTTTGGTCCAGTTCAAGTAATCACAAGATATGAGGACATAGACGATGTAATAAAAGTATGTGAGCAAATAAAAGAAAATCTTACAGCAGCAGTAGTATCTAATGATCCTATATTTGTAAATTATGTATTAGGGAATACGGTAAATGGTACAACTTATGTAGGTGAAAAAGCAAGGACAACCGGAGCACCACAAAATCACTGGTTTGGACCTTGTGGTGATCCTAGGAGTGCGGGTATAGGAAGTCCCGAATCTATTATACAAACATGGTCGTGTCACCGAGAAATTATAAAAGATGAATAATTATTTAAAAGTAATAAAGACTAAAACCGTATAATAGTATATGACTTTAGTCTCACTTGAAAAGGTAGATTTTAACTACTTTAATAAAAAAATTTTAAAGAAAATACACTTTACGGTTAAGGAAAATGAATCTATACTTCTTTTGGGCGGTAATGGAGCAGGGAAAAGTACAATGTTGCGCCTCATAGCAGGAATACACATTGCCTATCATTTCAATGAATTTAATGTATTAGGAACGGATAGACCCTTAGACCAAAACAATGGTCTTGCGTATTTAGGTAATAGGTGGGTAAGACAATCAGCATTTTCAGGACAATCTGCCTATACCGGTGATATTCGTGTAGGTGATATGATGAAACAGTGGCAGATGGATAATATAGAACGACGCAATGAATTGGTGGAGGTATTAGGTATAGATTTAGACTGGCGCATGCATGAGGTATCAGATGGTCAACGTAAGCGAGTTCAGATCATGATTGCGTTATTAAAACCGTTTCGATTGGTAATCATAGATGAGTTTTTAAGTGAATTAGATATAGTAGTTCGTGATAAGATGTTTCATTATCTTAAAAAAGAGTGTAAGTTAAGAAATGGTAGTATACTTTATGCTACCCATGTGTTTGATGATTTGGATCAGTGGATGGATAGTGTTGTTTATATTAGCAATGGAACGTGTGAAGATAAAATAGATATGAAAACATTTAAACAAGATAAAACATTATATCAAGCCGTAAAAGAGAAATTACTCCAAGATAAAGAGATGGAAATAGAAGCATTAGATAGAAAACTGTTAGGTGGTGCAGGTGGTTATACCAATGGTAGATTATTAGAGTTTGTATAACAAAGAACCTTTCATTGGATCTTGGAGTAATAAAAATGATGTATAAAATAAAAATCCAAATCCTAGTATACCGAGTGGAATGCTACCATATCGTACTGTAAATAACTCCCAAATGGAATGGATCCGATGTTTACTATTCAACTCCTTACCGTATACCTCGTATGGTGAAAGACCTTGTGCATATAGAAATACTAGATAGAAAATACCTAGACCGATAAAGGTGATCACTGCTTCGAAGTCTATGAAACGCGGTAGGGTAACTAAAGGGACCCAATGCGCAGCAAGAATAGCAGTCATTCTAAAATAACTAACCATTTGACTGCTTATGGTAGGTTGTGTAGTATTCGTGTTTCCATTTGTTATATAATAGCTTGCATATAAGTCCCATAGTACAGTAACCGCAGCGGCGATAAATGGGTTTGCCGATACTATTTTATGGACGTATAAAAAATACCATAGGATAAACCACCATGAAAAAATATTATACACGCGTTCTATTTTTTCCATATATCCTAGTATATAATAAGATTTTTTATTCGTTATCCTCACCTATTTTAAATATAGTAGGGGTATATGAAGTATAAGTATAGTCTTATTATATTAAATTGGAAAAGACCGCATAATGTGATTGAAATAATTCATAAACTATATGATATATCGTTTATAGATGAAATTATTATAAGTAATGGTCATCCTACTAGCATATTAACATTTACAGAATTTAATAAGATAATGTCTTTAGACGATACCAGGAATAATGAATATTATGGATTAGATTTGCGATTTATAACAGCGTGTCGTGCTAGGAATAGTAAAATTATTTTTATGGATGATGACATACTCATAGATTATGCTAATTTAATAAAACTGATAATACAGTATGAGAAAAATCCAAATAGAATCGTAGGTATAGAAGGAAGAAATATGGAAGGTGAAAATCATTATGGAAAAATACCATATAAAAGTCAGGAATGTGATATTGTACTAACTAGATTACTAGTATGTGATAAAATGTTATGTAATTTATTTTTCAAGTGTAAACCCTTACTAGAAACTATATATAGACAAGGTAAACCATATGGAAATGGTGAGGATATAGTATTGTCTTTTGTAGCAAAATTATATTATAATATACATAAACATCTAGTGGTAAATGATGTGTCTATAAGAAATTTACCTGCAAATAATAGTATAAATGCCAATGGATCCCATATACCGTATCGCGTAGAGCTATGTAGGTATTTAAAGCAAAATAGAGAGTTATTTAATAACGTAATACATTTTAATAGTAATGGAATACCAAATAATAAAATGTATTTAAACATAACTCCTAGTAACATCAATGAATTGTATCAAAAAAAACATATATCTCTAGGTTATAGAGTGCGTGATAGAGACAGTTTAAGAAAACGTGTTCAATTAGAACGTGATAAATATAAATCTAATTAACATTATGTTTTGTACCAATAACCATTTTTATAATAATAATTTTTATAGGTAGGTTTTAGTACATTAGTACTATATTCACTAACTAATACAGATTCAACGTTATTAGGCACAGAAACAGTATTTCCTTCAAACGTAGTTTTTTTAAGAGGATAAATGTCATTGATGTTATAATAGTGTGGTCTAAAGCAATTAATAGTGTTTTTATTATATAGACACTGTAGATCATTATCATAACCATATAAAGTTAAATCAAGATTCCATCCACTATTTATATCTTTTCGTGTAACTATAATGGTAAGCTCATTGCCTTTTTGTAAAGTATACTGAATATCAAAATAATCATTTGGTTTGTATTTAACTGGTTTGAAAAAAAAGGTGTCTGAAGCGTTATATGTACGATGTAGGATAAATTTTTTTTTAATAATGTTATTGCTTGATTTACCAATATGAAATAGGTTTCCTTTGGATAAAGTAGTTATATCTATAAACACTCCTGTATGTTTACATATAACTCTAGCTTCAATAATATTGTAGGGATCTCTCTTGATAGTATCTATTACAGGATTTATCTCTACAAGTATATTATTATTTTGAAATTTGTCTAATGTTTTTAATTTTTCACGATGTTCATCTAAAATAACAATATCAATATCATCGTCCCACGGTAACATTTTTTCTCCAAAATACCATCCAATCAAAGAGCCATGCATTATAATACAGGGTATATCAATTTTACTAAATAAATGAACCGTTTCTTTTAAAAGAAACTTTAATTTATTATGAATGTTTTCTATAGTTACATTGGCTTTGCCATAACGAATATCAAGATGACCTTTGTTTTTTACTTCATTAAAAAACTTTTTAGTATTATTATTCATATATATATATATATACTTATAATTTACATTTAAAAATTTCAAATTTTTTATCCCAATTATTAGAATACTTAGAATTAACCAAGCCTTTTCCTCTATGAAATGTTGTCGAAGCATGCTTCCCTGAGGGAATTTTCCAATTACCATATAATTGTGTTAAATATAATTCACTGTTTAATGGTATATTGTAACTTTTTCCATTTAAAATTTTATTATCTAATAGGGGAAACGCTGGATTTGTATATATATCACAATATAATTTACTATATACAGTTTTAACACTAATCATATTACCATTTTTCTTATTAGGAAAACCATTTAATGTTCTTGTTCGTTCTAATCCATAGTTATTAAAATCAATAGCATTTAATATATCCCAGTAGGATAAATGTACTGTTAGATCAATATCACTGTCCTTTTTTATTAATCCATTTTCTCTTATACAACCTAATAATGTTCCACAATCTAAATAATAAGGTATATTATTATCATCTAAAATACTCACAACTTTTTTTAAAAGGTAATTCATTAAACCTAGTTTATCATTTTTAAAATCTCTTAACTTAGTTGCCGATATTTCGTTTGAATACGGTAAATATTGAATAGGCATAATGCTTTTAATATACTGAATACTAGGAAAATTTTTGTTATCATCTCCTCTCATAAAGCACCAATTTTTTTTATATCCTATTAAATTTTGACCCCATCCACTATTATTATCTGTTCTGGTAACAGTTATATTTTTATCTTTATAACAATATTTAAATTTATCTTTATATTTGTGTATAAAAAATAAATCTCCTGAATAATCATTCTTTATTACTTTACTATTGGTTTGTGAAGGACCAATTGTTATTGGTTGTAATTGATTATAATTTAATAAATTAGTAAATAAACTATCTATAGCATCGGTGCTTATTTCAAATTTAATCGAACATATAACTTGATAGCTTAAGAATAGTTCATATTTATTTGATATTTTTCTAAAATAATAAGGAAATTCTTCTGTACCAGGTCTAATTTTATGGTCAATTTTAAATGGTAAATCAAACTGTATAGAGCGGTATGTAGTTATATAGTTATAGTTTTTTGCATCATATAAAAAAGGAATACACAAATGAGGATTTCTAGAATGTAAAAATCCTATATAAAAATTGTTTTTCCAATAACATAGATTACATCCACCAAACAATGTTTTATTAGTAAATTTAGATGGGTCCCCAAAGACTATTTCACATTCTCCAGAATCCTGAGAAATGAGTTTTAAAACACATAATTCACATATAGAATGTATAAAATATAGATTATCTTCGTATACATAAGGCATCCAGTTTTTTTGAGTTATATTACTGATATCATAACTATTTATATATAATTGGCAAACTTTATTTTGTTTTATGTTATATAAAAACATTTGTCTTGCATTATCTTTTTTACTTATACCATTAAATACAACAAATAGGTCATTTTTAAAAATAATATATCTATTATCTTCACTGCCACCATAATTAATATTGTTATTTAATATATCATTAAATTCTTCACATTGATAAGGTAATTTTTTTTTACTAAATATTAATCTTCCATATTTATTCCTATCACAAATTTTTTTATCTCTTTCATTATAAATATGATATTCATTATCTTCATAAAAATGTTTTGCCCTTGAACCTATCGGTAATTGTATAATATTATTATTATATTTGCGATAAGTTTCTTGTGATAAATAATTTCCAGGTGCTCCATATAATTTAAAATTATCAGTAAGTAATTTAATTCTACTTTTATTTTGATGTATTGTTGAGCTAAAAAATGTGTTTGTGATGTATTCTTGTATTGCTTTTGTTGGGTCTACATCATCAATCATAAATACATCATAAACATATTTTTCTAAATTTTTTTTACGGTTATCATAAGAATCAATATCAGAAATATTTTTTAGTTTATTAATACTATTATTATCGTGTAATCCTACTATAATTTTATTACTATGTTGTTTCATACTTTCTAATAATTTTATATGACCTTTATGCAATTTATCAAAGCAACCAATTGTAAAAACATAGTCAAACATTTTTATATTACATAAATATATATATATTTACAAATTTTTTTACGGTTATCATATTACTTATATATCATTCGTTTACCCCATAAAGTGCCATATTTATCCCCCAAATCCTTTTTATCTTTAGAATACTGATTATAATATTGCATAATAGGTTTACCATTGTAATATAAATATAAACGATGTTTACGTACTAATTTTACTTTACTATAATTGTATATATCCATATTAAAATATCTAATAAGTAAACTATACATTAAATGAGGTCCGGTTACAGATAAAGCAGATATTCCATAATATCGGTATTTTACATTCCAACTAATAGTATGTATACATTTTTCAAGCCATTTGTTTTGTGGTTTACATATTAAAAATCCTTGCCATATTCCCCGTTGTACTCTAGGTATATCTTTGGGAAAACATTCTTCGTGAATTAAACTATTTAAGTTAAAATGATTGATACATTCCAATTTTATATCCATATATACTCCTCCATATTTATACAAAATACAATATCGCCACAAATCTGCTTTATAAGCACCAGGGACTAATGTATCAAATGCACTCAAAATGTCACTGCTAAAATTATTTTTTATAAATTCTCTACACATGCTATCATCATATAAAAAACATTGGAAATCATTATGCTGCTCTCTTAGTTTTATTATCGTTGATCTCATATCATTGGATAATAAGGCATGTTTCCACGTTTGAAATATGTATTTAGGTATTGTACTAGTATCGATATCTGAGTCATTTACAGTTATAGAATTAAATAACTCTTTACTTTCTACTAGAGAATGTTTTTTTATCGCTGGTTTACTTTGTTTTTTTATCGCTGGTTTACTTTGTTTTTGTCTATGATGATTTTGAGCTTGAATCATTTGTACATTTACTCCTGGTTTGTATACCATCCAATTAAATGTCATTTTTTTATCTGACTTTGGTGCATATACAGTTAAAGTGTCTTGAATTTGTTTATTTATATTCCAATTTAAAGCCATTCGTTTTTCAACATATGCTTCTTTTGTTTCTTTTGCTTGTTTTGCTATTTTTGCCTTATCTTCATTTAATTTTGCTTCTATACTTCTTGCTTCTTTTAATCTAGCTTTATTTAATCTATTTTTTTTTTCTATTGCTTCATTTAATCTAGTTTCTCTTGCCTTTGCTTCTTTTGCCTTTGCTAGTTTTGTCTTAGCTTCTTTTGCCTTTGCGTCCTTTATCCTAGCTTCTTTTATTTTTTCTTGTCTTTTCTTGGCTAGTTTTGTCTTTTCTTCTTTAATCTTGGCTAGTTTTGCCTTTTCTTCTTTAAGTCTAGCTTCCTTTTCCTTTTCTTCTTTAATCCTAGCTTCTTTTGCCTTTGCTTCTTTTATCTTAGTCTCTTTTTCTCTCGCTTCTCTAGCTAGTTTTTCCTTTTCTAGTTTTTCCCTTGCTTTTTGTTCCCTTGCTAGTTTTTCCCTTGCTAGTTTTTCTTTTTCTTGTTTTTCTTTTTCTTGTTTTTCTTTTTCTTGTTTTTCCCTTGCTAGTTTTTCCATTGCTTGTCTTTCCTTTGCTTTTTTGTCCCTTGCTACTTTTTCCTTTGCTAGTTTTTCTTTTTCTTGTTTTTCTTTTTCTTGTTTTTCTTTTTCTTGTTTTTCCCTTGCTAGTTTTTCCATTGCTTGTCTTTCCTTTGCTTTTTTGTCCCTTGCTACTTTTTCCTTTGCTTGTTTTTCCTTTTCTAGTTTATCCCTTTCTTCTTTTAATTTCGCCTCTATTTTTTTTGCTTTATTTATTTTTATCTCATTTATCTTTGCCTTTTTTATATTTGCCTCTTTTACCATTCCTGTATTTGACATCAGTTTATTAACAACAGGTGTTTCTGCTATTAGATAATCAGTTGTGGGTGTAGCAACCATTGGTGTAGTTAGAATTGGTTTAGTTGTCATTGGATTATCAATTCTTGATATATCATTTACATAAAGGGCTACATTTGGCTTAATTACCATTGGTTTAGCGGTAATCGGTTTAGATGTCATCGGTTTAGCTATTGTAGTTTTAGATTTCACAGTCTTAGGTTTAGGTTTTATAGTCTTAGGTTTAGGTTTTACAGTGTCAGTAGTATGGTAGTGTTTAACAACAACAGCGTACTGAGACGTATTACTTTTTACATATTTTAAAGTATCATTATATGTATTTGATGTATACTTCATATATATGAATAAATATTATATATATATCACATAAATATTACGAATAAATAGGCCAGAATAAAACCAATGATTATAAAGATGAATGGACCAGGGGATAGTAAAGGATAATTACTATTTCCTTAATCTTGCTCGTTCCTGTCTCATTAATAGATTATCTATAAAATCATGCGTATTATTAGTTCGTTCTTGTATTGTCTTAACCAATTTAAGCAATAGGTCTACTTTACCAGTAAGAGTATTTACCTATTGCTTAAGCGATTCATTTTCACTTGGAAGAGAAAAAGCGAATGCAGTAGTAGGACTATTGCTTTTTCTTCTTGTACGAGGAAACATTCCTCCTTTTTTACGATTTTGTGTAAATCTTTTTGATTTTATTTTTTACTATATATCAATATAATAAAAAATATATAAATAGTTGAAAACAACTACTATAGTATATCCATGTTATATGTAATTGGACAATGGATTATTATTTCTTGTTCTGTATGTGTATATGCTACGGTAATAGGACTTTATTGTGTATTAACACATCCTAGATTTTTCAGGCAACGTGCGATTACCTATCAACAAGTATATAGTGAAGAGGAAGAGGAACAAGAAAATGAATGGAATGTGTTATAATTTAAACTCATCACTCGCTTTGGTTAGCGCATGGGCGACTTCTTTATCGCATACGCTATGTCCTGCTTGAACTACGACCATCTTACTTTTTGGTAATTGTTTGTGCATTTCCCACGCCATTTCCATGGGGCAAATAAAATCAAATTTCCCGTGAACAAACGTGGTTGGTATGTGCTTTACCTTTTTTATATTTGATTTTAACATCATTTGATTTGGTTTTAAAAACCAGTCATGCATTAGATAATGATTATATACCTCGGTTCCATGGATCATATCCGTATAACTACCTTTTGGAACTTTACTCGTAACATGATGATCACTAAAATCATTAAATAGTTCTAAATAGCGTTTTCGTGTTTTTTTGTTTTTGGATTTAAGTTTTTTAGTGTAAGCGCGACTAAGTTGTTTTTCCGTATCTTTTAAGTAATTTAAACCAACGGAACTATACATGCGATCTAAACGTTGAGGGTTCATGGAGCGAATCACACAATCCTCAAATTCTTTATGCCAGTATAAATTGGTAAACCCCCGCAAAATGAGTCCTGCCGTCTGTTGTGGATGTGCTTGTGCATACAACATGGCTAAAGAAGCACCCCAGCTTCCACCGGTGACTAACCATTTGTTCTCGCCAATATCCTTGCGAATAACCTCCATGTCTTGAATCATTCTTTGGGTAGTGTTGCCTTTGATTCCTGGTGTAGATTTACCGGAGCCGCGTTGGTCCATGAGGATAATATTGTATTTTTTGGGATTAAACAATTGTGCGTTGGTGGGTCTGCATTTGTCGCCCGGACCACCGTGTAAATAGATAGTAGGAAACCCCTTTGGATTCCCGTAAAATTCCACATATACTTTAATATCATTTCCCATATCATAGTGTTTGGTATGATAGGGTTTTCGTTTTGGATAGAGTTTAGTCATTATACTATGGCGAGAATTTTTTTGTACGTATATATATAATGAAATCGCGCAGATTTAGGGGAGGTACTAGAAGGAAAACAACAGCCCGTACCGCAACGCGAAAACGATCACCCAAACCTTGGTCTCCAAGAGTAAGAGGTATGATTGCATTAACAGACCAATCGGGACAACACGGATCCACCGGTAGTATATGTCAGGTATTGCGTATCAATAATGATAAAACAAAAATGGCAGTACGATATAATTACAATGGTCAAGATGTTGTGATCCCTTATCATTCGGTAGTAAAAGCACCGACAGACTGGAAAAAAAGGGATCCCACGAATCACAATAAAGAGTTTACGAATCCGTTACAGCAGCACATACTTATGCAATTAAATGATTAGGTATGTATTAAAATATTTTGCTCCACGAATTATAATTAAACGGAGAGACTACGACCGAATCTAGGTGTTGCTGATATTCATGTACCTTTTGATTGATTTCCTTATCTTGTTTAGTTAAAGGTGGTTTAAAACCTTTATCTAAATGATTTTGCTCATCATCCGTAATTTCTGGTTTATTTCCATAACAGTTAACACCAAAACGAATGTTTGGATTTGCAATATAACCACCATTGACACCTGGACGTCCACAGTCATTTTCGTGTCCTTTAATGGTTTGAAGTTTGTCCCAAGTCGCTTGTTGTGTAGGAAATAAAGCCATTTGATTTTTAGACCAACCATAGTTGCACCATTCTCCGCCTTCTTTATAACTGTCTTCTATTTGTTTATAATTGGCCAATTTGGCACCATACGCTTTACATAACGCAACGGCGTCAGTATATGTATAAGAATTGCTGGGAATATTAAACACTTGTTCTCCTTTCATAATTTCAGCAGGAATATGCTGATTATCACCATTTTCACCATTTTCACCATTTTCACCATTTTCACCATTGTCTTTATCTTGGGAATCAATCGTTTGATTAAGAACGATATCAATATCCTTGCTTTTATTGGTAGACTTAAAATAGGTAGAGACATCAATGTTGTATAACAGTTTCATACCAAATAATATACACGAAATAAGTATAAGACTAATAATAACTGCTTCTAAAAAATATTCTATACTAGATTTATCTTTATTGCCAAAGGATTTCCCTAAAGCGGTTATTAGTGCGATTAATAATATAAGTAGAATAACAATCATAATGACAGATTTGCTTTTCATTATTATATATAGGTTTTTACTTTTTTTTTCTAAAAAACAGACAATATGCCATGGGAGAAATAATTTTACTCTCATCCGTTATTTTAGTTACATGTCGATCATTGAAATGATACCATCCGTTATTTGTTTTTACATTTGCCGTGTAATGACCACCCATTACATTGCCACTATGATTACATATCCCGTATAATTCATAGACATAGGACTCTTTTTGATAACCCACTACATACTTTGACAAATCTATAGGTGTAAGAGGAATATCTACGTAACAATTGTTTTTACGAAAATGTATTTTATTAAATCGTTTTAAATTCATGATCAGTATGGTAGGCAAACTCCAAAATTGTAACGATTTTATAACGTCTTCCTTTTCTTTTGTTTTATCGTTATACCAGGCATTATCACCAGACATTACTTCGTCTTCAATGTACAATTGAATACACTCTAGTAAACTAGGCGAGGGTGTATCAGGAATAGGTAAATCTAACATAAAGTACGGTTCTGCCTTGATGCTTTTTTCAATGTTTTTTTGTAGATTATGAATCGTAGAAAATTGAATCCCGAAAAAGACGGGAATCATTTCCGAATATTCTTTTGCATACATATTTTTTACCATGGTGTATGCTATTTTAGCTAAACGATCTCTGGAATTTTGTGCGTTTCCGCTAATTTGAATATCTACTTCGCGTGATAGTGCGGTGTGAAATCCATCCATCATAAAATAAATAAATTCCGGTAAATCATTTTGCGCCCACCCGGCAAAATTATCATTGTTTAGTTTGATAGAGACTTGTTGAATATTATGTACAAACCCACCAGGCGTAATAATACAATTTTTACTCCATAATAGTTTTCGCAATTCATTCCATTGATTGAGTAATACTGACTGAGGTTTGTTATTTATTTTAGATAGTATATCTTCATTGTCTAACATGTCATTTAATTCGTACGTATGAGAAAAACATTGCATTGCTGAATTTAAAAAACACGTGTTACCTAGATTTTGTAGACCACTTAGTCCTTTTTGTGTATTATTCATTAGATTGTATACATAAGTAGTATTTAAACATATTTAATATATATATATAAGAATGAACAATAGGGTTAGACAAACGGAAGTCGTGGAGTATTTAACAAATAATCAACAAATATACTTAAGAATCGTAGACAATTTACACAGCGAACATAGATATTATAATCGTCGTACAAATAATACTAGCATGTATCGTAATATTATAAATAGTCTTACTCGTTCAGAAAACGCTTTGGTAGATAGGTATATATATCAATCACCTATACCAAGATCCCCGTTGTATGATTTAAATAACTTTTTTACACCTCCCTTAGTAAGTAGACCGGTAAATACAACACCGGAAAATACGCCGCCGGTAACTACGACAACTGAATCTATATTAGACATAAGTGGAAATGTTACTTTTACCGAATGGCCAAATTACGAGTCAGTTCCGGTGGATGCCTCTGGTAATACAGTACCGATAGAACGATGTCCAATTACGCATCACGAATTTGTAGAAGGGGATTCGATAGGGAGAATCAATAATTGTGGTCATGTTTTTTCGGAAAGAGGATTACGGCGATGGTTAATAAGAAATAACACATGCCCCATGTGTCGTGAACGAGTAGATCCTAGTTATAATAGTTTACAAGTGTATGGTACGAATCTTATGCAACCTAATAGTTTAACAAACAATATAATTTAAATTGAAATAAAAAATCCTCTCTTATCTTAACTACATATCAATGGATAACTCTGTATCCTTAAGAATTATTGACATTCAATCACGAGAAATAGATCCTTACACGACAACCGAAGACTATCGAGGGGATCGAACCTACTTGGTACAACTGTTTGGATTGGACGAACAACGAAAAACGTATTCTGTCATTGTAGAAGGGTTTACACCTTACTTTTACGTTAAAGTAGATGCAGGAAATAAGAAATCACATTTTACGGAGGAAGGATTTCAAAAATGGTTAACTGAAAAACTGGGAGATAGATATGTAAAAGGTATAGAAGAGATATGCTTGGAAAAGCATAAAAAGTTGTATGGATTTGATGCTGGTAGTAGACATTGCTTTGTAAAGTTGAGTTTTAGTAATATGGATTCATTTCATAAAGCAAAAAATCTGTGGTACAATATCACTACTACACCTAGTTATAAAAAATCTTTAAAAAAGTATAATAATAGAAAATCTACGGGGGTAAAAATCCCTAGTTTAGGGGTTACCACCGAATTATATGAGGCACACATACCTCCCATGCTAAGGTTTTTGCATATACAAAAAGTAAGTGCCTCTGGATGGATAGAATTGCCCGCTGACAAATATGAAATGGTTCCAGAAGACGATCAAATATCTACGTGTTCAGCAGAATATAAAATATCATACGAAGACATTGTACCGCAACCTGATAAGGAAACAAGAGTTCCTTATAAGATATGTAGTTTTGATATTGAAGCGAGTAGTAGTCATGGAGACTTTCCTTTGGCAGAAAAAAATCATAAGAAATTGGCATTTAATATGATGGAATACATAGAGAATCACGAAATAGATGATCTAGAGGATACGTTAGCAAAAATGTTAAAAACGGCGTATGGCTTTTTGGATAGTTGTATAGACATAGAACGAGTGTATCCAAAAAAAAAGGTTATCAAAGAATCGTTGATGGAATATCAAATTGGAATATGGTTAAAAGAACGTATAGATAAAATCACGGGTGTAGATGGTGAGTTATTTGACGACGATGAGACTGAAGATACAATTCAACAGTTTTATGGTGTAAAAAAACAGCGTACGATTCAATATGAAAATAATACCATATCAGCAATTCTTCAATCGTCTAAACTATCGAGAGAGCATAAGATAGTGGGGTTAATGAATTCGTTGGATACGCATTTTGGTAAAAATACGATATTTGAATTGGAAGGCGATAAAGTAACGTTTATAGGTAGTACCTTTATCCATTACGGCGAAACAGATCCATATTTAAATCATTGTATTTGTTTGGATACGTGTTCTTCTATAGCAAATGCAACCATAGAATGTTATCAAAGCGAGCGTGAAGTATTAGTAAAATGGAGTGAGTTGATTCAAAAAGAGGATCCAGATGTAATAATGGGTTATAATATATTTGGTTTTGATTTCTCCTTTATGTTTAAGCGTGCAAAGCAATTGGATTGTGTAGCAGAGTTTTTAGAGTTATCGCGTAATAAAAACGAGGTCTGTGGCATGTATAATGATAAATCTCAAACTTGGGAAATAGAAAAAAAGACCACCATATTGGCGAGCGGTGAGCATACGCTGGAGTTTATTGCGATGAAAGGTCGTTTGTTGATAGATTTGTATAATTTGTTTCGGCGTGATTATAACTTTCCGTCCTATAAACTAGATCACGTATCGGCGAATTTTATTCGCGACAAAGTGTTAAAGGTAGAGTATAGTGAAGACGGAGAACATACGGTAGTGTATACCAAGAATATGTTTGGGTTGGGCGAAGAAAGTTATGTGCATTTTGAATTGGAAGGACATTGCGTAGATCAATATCGTAATGGTGCTAAATTTAAAGTAACAAATATAGATCTAGATTCAGGTACCTTTCTAGTGCATGATCGCTTGGAGTTTGATTCAGGAAAAAAAATTAATTGGTGTTTGGCGAAGGACGATGTTACACCACAAGACATCTTTCGTATGACGAATGAAGGTCCAAATGAACGTGCGGTTATTGCAAAATACTGTATTCAGGATTGTAACTTAGTACAGCACTTACTAACCAAAATAGATGTTATGACTGGTTTAATTGAAATGGCTAATTTATGTAGTGTTCCCTTAAGTTATTTAATTATGAGAGGTCAAGGTATTAAGTTGACGAGTTTCATAGCGAAAAAGTGTCGTGAGAAGGGATATTTGATGCCTAGTTTAGATAAGACTATAGATAAAGATGGTTATGAAGGTGCAATAGTATTGGAACCGAAATGTAATGTGTATGATGAACAAACACCCGTAGCGTGTGTAGATTACAGTTCACTGTATCCTTCCTCGATGATTAGTGAGAATTTGTGCCATTCTAGTAAAGTATGGACAAAAGAGTATGATTTAGAAGGTAGTTTGATCAAGGAAGAAGGCGATTTTCGTTTTGATAATCGTGAAGACTATAAATATGTTGATGTAACTTATGATACCTATACCTATGAGCGTAAAACGCCTTCTGCGGCAGCACAAAAAATAAAATGCGGGACAAAGACGTGTCGATTTGCTCAGTACCCTGATGGAGGTAAAGCGGTCATGCCTGCGGTGTTGGATGAATTGTTAAAACAGCGTAAAGCAACGAAAAAATTGATTAAATCAGCGCCAAACGAGTTTATGGCGAATGTCTATGATAAAAGACAATTGTCTATTAAGTTAACAGCGAATTCTCTTTATGGTCAAACGGGTGCAAAAACCAGTAGTTTCTACGAAAAAGATGTGGCTGCGTCTACTACGGCAACGGGAAGAAAATTGTTATTGTATGCCAAAACCTTGATCGAAGAGGTGTATGGTAACGCGGAAGTTAATACCAAATACGGTAAAATGCGGACGAATGCCGAGTACATTTATGGGGATACGGATTCCGTCTTCTTTACCTTTCACTTTTCAGATTTAAATGGAACGAGGATAGTAGGCAAGAAAGCATTGGAATTAACGATTGAGTTAGCACAAGAAGCAGGTGCCTTAGCAAGTAAGTATTTGAAACCGCCCCACGACTTGGAGTATGAAAAGACCTTTATGCCCTTTGTGTTGTTATCAAAGAAGCGGTATGTAGGTATGTTGTACGAAGAAGATCCTGATAAATGTAAACGAAAGGCGATGGGGTTGGTGTTAAAGCGGCGTGATAATGCGCCCATTGTAAAAGAGGTGTATGGTGGGGTCATAGATATAATCATGCAGGACCAGGATTTTGAAAAGGCGATACAATTTACGAAGCAGATGTTGGATGATACCATTCAAGGTAAAATATCGATGGATAAATTGGTGTTTAGTAAATCGTTACGTAGTGGTTATAAAAATCCAAAGCAAATTGCTCATAAAGTATTGGCGGAGCGCATAGGAAAAAGAGAACCGGGTAATAAACCGAGAGCAGGAGATAGGATTGCGTTTGCGTATATTCAGACCAAAGGTAAAAAGTTGCAAGGCGAAAGAATAGAAACGCCGGAATATATCAAAGAGCACGGTTTAAAATTGGATTATGGATTTTATATTACCAATCAGATCATGAAACCGATACAGCAGATCTTTGCTTTAATCATAGAACAGATCCCGAGTTTTAAAAAGAAATTGCCGGCATTTCGTTCCAAGTTGCGTAAACTAAAGCAGGAGTTTAAAGCGGATGAAGTAAAACTTGTGAAAAAAGAAACCGATTTAAGAAATAAGATGGTAAAAGAATTAATCTTTGACGAATATATTATGAAATGTCGCAATATAGCGGAAAACAATCGCATGATCACGGAATTCTTTTAATAATATATATATATGGTTTATGATCCTTCCTTATCAGCATTAGCTAAAACATTTAATTGCGATAAAATGGTTTGTAGAAAGTGTGATGCAAGATTACCTATAACAGCAACTCAATGTCGTAAAAAAAAATGTGGTCATACTACTATGATTCGGGCAAAAAAAAGATAAAGTATATGTATAAATTGAAAACGATTCGTTTTTTTATTCCAAACAGACAACAATGGTGTATGATACCAAAGGTAACATCTCAATCTATAGAACGCCTCATGGCGAGAATGTAAATCTACCAATTCAAGAAAAGTTACGTGACTTATTGCTACCCCATGTTCCAAAAACAGAGGTCTATGCATTATCTATAAGTAGCATACATGGACATCGAGACATTTGTTTTAACTGTGAAGCGCGGGAATTGTTGTACGCTATACAAAACTGTTTTAATGGATATGCCTCTTTTAAAGAATGTATATATGGGAAAGCATTAAACATACCCATAGAGAGTATAGAAAAGCATGAACATTTTTCCAAATTAAAGTTGTATTTTAGATACTATTTTAAAGAACGAATTGAATTGTTAGACTCCCACTTTTTAAAACTATCTATAGATATAACTAGTCTTAAAAAAGAAAAAGAAGAAGCATGCCGAAATTATGAAATCGTATTTTACTTAAAGGATGTACCATTCGAACTAAAACAAATCATTCGTACCTATTTAGTTTGTAGTTATGAAACATTGACTCATATTCGTAAGATTTATGAAAATAAAAGAAGAGAGTTGTTATAATATAAAAATATCTAACTACTATGATAGATGAGAGGGTATAGTTTCTTTTTTTTATATTTGTGTATAGGTGAATCCTATGAATTACCATTCATAAAACGACACGTGTATCCTAGAGATCCTCTTATCAAACAAATAGATGATAGTATTGTAAAAATAACCAAACCTGCTACCATGAATTTTATTATGAACCCTATAGTAGGTTTGGTAGACGGGTATTGGGTTGGTAAATATGGCGATAGTACACAACTCGCGGGTCAAGCGAGTAGTGAACAACTATTTAATTTATACTATACCTTTCTAGCGTTTGCGCCCCATGTGTTAACGCCTATTGTAAGTCGTTATGCGGGTGAAAATAGAAAAGATAAAATAGTAGAATATGTAAATACCGCAACCGCATTGTCTTTGGGTTTAGGAATAGTTGGGGGAACGTTATTGTTTACACAATCTTCTAGGGCATTACAGACCATGATAACGCCGGATAGTCCGGTGTTTGGTTATGCACAATATTATTTTAAATATAGGGTCATCGGTTTACCCTTTCAGTTGTTGAATAGTTGTTATTATAGTGTATGTCGTGGTAAGATGGATATCAATATAGCAGTAAAAATCAATATTTTTGCTCAATTGGTTAATATAGTGTTAGATCCCTTGTTTATGATACGATATGGTATACGTGGGGTTGCCATTGCGAGTACGCTTTCTGATGTAGCTGCTACTTTAATGTACACTACGTTATTGATAAAGCAGAAATGTATTTCATTACAATTAACTAGTTTTTTCCATAATACAAAGGTATTGTTAAAACGTGCGTTTTTTGTACAGTTAAAAGATTTATCGTATCAGGGATTATATTTTACGGTAAATCATAAATTATTACTGTTAGACACTATTGGAAAATTATCGGTTGCCCATGTCTTACTTACTAAATATTTATACATCAATAGTATTTTATACTATTCACTTGCATCTGCTGCTACCGTAATATTACCTTATCAGCGTGTCTATAAGCAAGATGTAACTATAACGGCAAAACGATTTATTTATTGGGCGATAAGTAGTTCTCTTATTCAAATAGCAGCATTAACCTTTGGTAAACAAGTATTTTCTTTATTAACGAAGGATGCTATTGTACTACAATATATAATGAAGGTAATTCCTATAATAGGAGTGCTTATACCTTTAAATGCCGTATCTACAGTGTTGGACGGAATATTACAAGGATCTAATCATTATAAAATTCAGTTTATAAATGCGATAACATCTTTTTTAGTAGTAGTAGTAGGTAGTCGTTATTTTACGAATCTTAAACAAATATGGATTACTTTTTCGGTATTGACGTTAGTACGAAGTATTCGTAGTTATAACAAATATAAATCACTTAACAATCCTCATATTTAAATGGTTGAGGAAATTTTTTACAAGCGCATTTAATTTTGTTACTAGGCGTATTTTGTAGTTTACGTAGACAATTATTTTTGCAATTTAATTTTTTGTTATTCATCAATTGTTTTTGTAAGCAAGATTGCGTGTTTTTTTCTAATTCTTGATTTTTTAATTGCAATAGTTGCGTATACGTTTTTTCCATTTGTTTATAGGTATTGTATTTCTTAGTATTAATTTCTGCCTCTAATTGCTGCATCTTACCAAAATGTTCTACACTACCCTTTTCTAGTCCACCTTCTTGGGTTTTGCTATTATTTTCTGCATTATTATGTTCATGATCGGTACTTGCCGGAGCGGTACTTGCATGAACCATTCCTTGTTTTAAGGTAGATGATAATCTACCCCCGCGCTGCTTGCGCGTAAAATGACGTTTTTTTCGTAAACCACCTCTCAATTTCCGAAGCTCTTGTTCTTCTAGTTCTATTTGTTGTAACTGTTTATTAGATGCGTCAAGCTGTTGGTTTAACTGTTCAACATAAGATACAGCTCCACCAATCTGTTTAGAACCTCCGCTTTGTTTGCTAGTAATAAAATGCTGTAATTTTGTGTTATCATTGCGTATTAAGAATAGTTTTTTATATAATTCAGTTCTATAGTCCATGGTTTGTGTAAAGGCTTGTAAATCAATGATAAATGTACCAAACATTTCTTTTATAGCATTTAATTTTTTGTAAAATGCATGTGATTCTACATGTTTATTTTCTATTTTACCTAACAGTATGATCTCATCTAGTATATGATCCGTATGAACAATGATATAAGAAATAAACTTAGCAAATAACTTAACAGCATAATCATGTTCCAATGACATACTTACCTTATGTAATTCTAAACTTGAAATGCATTTCTCTAAAAAGATAGAGGTATGTTTGTGGAATGTATCAACTGCTTCATTTTCTAGGGTAGTTAGATTACTTTGTAGTTTGGTTGAACCATCAAGATAATTGCTTATTTCTTTTTCAAAATGTTCTTTTTGTATAGTATGTTCACTTTTAATAAATTCTTTTATTTGATGTAAATATGTCGTCCAAATTCCGTCTGAGTGTAAAAGCTTATTCATTAGTGTAATGGAATGATGCATTGGTGGTTGAGCATCCTCGGTATGTAAATTAGCATATAATGCGTGATATTCCTTATTTTTATGGTATATATCTTCTACATAGATATCAATGTATTGGGTTAAATAAACCCACGGATTACAATTTTCCTTATTATGAGTTTGGTATTCTCTATATAAGGATTCTATTACTTTATTTTGTAATTCTTTTTCGTCCGGATCTGATGATAGTTTTGTAAGAAAATCTTTATGTTTACGTTTAAAATCAATGGGTATATGCCTTTTTACAGCATGTCTGTTATCATATTTATTTCCTAGATTAAAATAACTCTCTACTAATGTAAGTACAAAAGATTTATGTGTATGAACTATTTTATAATATTCATCTTCTATATCTTTTTTCATATGTAATCGTTTTGCTAATTCTAAAAAGGGGCATAAGGGTGTAAATACGATAGACATTAAATCTGTAAAATATTCTTCTTTGTTTGCTGGGGCTAGATGATTGCCTATATCTATTTCGTGCAATGCTTGATATTTATGTTGTGTTTTCATACTTATTTCAGCGCTTTCTCGAATTCCTTTTTTTAATAATTCTATTATATCTTGGTCGCTAGATGTAGTTTTTCCCTCTTTTAAATGTTTAAATATAGATATCATAGTTTCTTGAACCTCTTTGGTACTGTTATCAGTAGATAATGTTTCAAATATACGAATGGTCTTATGTACTAATTTTGATCCGGGATGATGTATTGGTTCTGATTTGCGTTTTTGTTGTTTAGTCTTCTCATCGTGAAATTCATGAAACAATTCTTCAAATACTTTCACCATAGGTAATGAACATTCTTTGGTTTTACTGTTATAACATAATCCATCATGTGTATACTGTCTAAGAATATCTGTTTCTGTTAATGTAAGTGCTGTATTTGCAAGTTGATTTAATTTTTCAGTTAACTTATGGGGTATGTGACTAGATGCAACAACATGTGTTTTTTCCAAACTACTATTATGGTGTTTTATTTTAGTAGTTGCATAGCGCGCAACTTCCTTTAAAGAGTCATGACTTTGATCGTTTCCCTTTTCACCTCCTTTTTGACTAGTTTTTTCATTTAATAATGCATTTACCTTTTCAATAAGCTCATTATGGGTATTAGGAGGTAAATTTTTTATTAACTTTTTTAGATTCTTATTTCTCAATACATAGGCAGTTGTACCGGGTGTATGATTTTTACTAAGTAAATCTTCAATTTCATTTACAATGTTAGTATCATTACTAGTGTTAGAACTAGGTTCACTTTCTAGAACAGCGACATGACTACTTTGTTCTACGTTTGTCACAACTCTCTCGCCGGTTGCTTTTAGTTGCTCGAATTGCGCTTGTTTGAGTGTACTTTGTTTATCGGATAGTTTTTGTTTAAGCTTTATAATTTCTTTCGTATCTTCTTGACCTTTATTCAACTTGGCTTTTTCTAACTCCAACATAGTAGCTTTAACGTCTTTATGGGCATCATTTATCGCATCCTGACGCGCTAGTGACGCTGCCTTGTCGGCTACTTTAGCTTTTTGTTTAGTGGCAAATGCTTCACGTTCTTCTATCATCTTTCTCGCACTCTCCGCCATTTTTTCTTTTTGTGCATTATTTAACTTTGCTGAATCAGACAATTCTTTATTAATATCATCATGAAAATTGGTTCTTGCTTCCATTTTCATAGACTCACTACTCTCGTCGGAACCCAACGTTTCGCGTAAGGTCTTTTGTAGGTCATCTATATATTTTACCTCCGGTTTTGTATGAATCTCCTCCTTTAGTCTGACTATGTGTTCTTGTCTTGCTTTTTGTATCTTGGTCGCCTCGGTCTCCTTCATCATCTTGGTATTTATCGCCGATGCCTTATCCGCCACCGCCGCCGCCGCCGCCGCTGCCGTCGCAACTTCCTTCTCCTTACTTTTCGCACTTGCTAATGCTTCATTCGCTTCATTCTTTCTAGTAAAGGCAACCCCTCTTTCCTTTATATGCTCATCATGCTTAAGTTTTCTGTCTCTCGTCAGATTATTTTTTTTGTCTGCGATGCTTTTCAGGTTATTATATTTTTCATTAATGGTTTTTGTAACACGTGCTATCTCATTATTTTGTTCATTCGTCTTATTTTTTGCTTCTACTGTGCGTTTATCCAATTCCTTCTTTGCCGCTGTTTGGGCCTTGTTTAATTCAGTATACTTATCACTTTTTTTAAAGCTATCCAACCTCTTAGTGTGTGATTGTTTCGCACTGTCTAAGTTTTTTTTTAGTTGTGTTTGGTTGTCTTTAGCTTTTTTGATGCCGTCCTTTAAGTTTTTTTGTTTTGCTAAGAATCTTGTATTAAAGTCTTTTTGCACTTTTCCGGTATAAGGATGTGTTTGCCCGGCATCGCGAAAGCCCTCCTTCTTCAACGCCTCTATTTGTTTAGCAACGTCCAGTGGTTTTGTTGACCTAAATAGGTTTTGCTCTTTTTTTAGTGTGTTTAACTGTTGAACATTGTCTGATGCTTCTTTGGTGGCATTTTCTAATTCCTCGGCCGTGCCCGATGCCCAGTTCTTCTGCGCATTTTTAATGGCTTTCGTTGAAGTTTCATGGTCTTGTTTTGCTTTTTTTAAGTCCCTGTCAGTGGACATTTTAAATGTGTCATTATCTCTGATTTCTTTCGTCTTATTTGATATTTCCTCTTCTAATTGCTCTTGATGTAACTGTAATATTTTTTTGTCTCCCGACATCATACTCTCGTGTTTCTCTTGCGCCTCTTTCGCCGCCGTTGTCGCTTCGGCTGTCGCTTGCTCCGCAGAATTCGCCGTCGCTTGCGCTTCCGCTGCCGCTTTGGCTGCCGCTTTGGCTTCCGCTTCCGCGGACGCGACCGCTTCCGCGGAAGCGACCTCTTGCGCCGCAGATTCCGCCACTGTCGCTTCCTGGACGGGTTGCGCCACTGTCGCTTCCTGGACGGGTTGCGTCGCCTTTTGCACCGCTCCCTCTTCCACCACTGTCGCTTTCGCCACTGTCGCTTCCGCCACTGTCGCTTGCGCCGCCGCCCCTTGCGCCTCTGGCGCTTTGAAATCACGTTTTAACTCCCCAGTATTTTCATTTATCATGGTTGCTGGTAAATGTTCCTTATTGGCATTATTAACTTTTTCCATAATGGCAGCATGATCCGTTTTTACCATAGATGGATTATGTATAGCCCCGGCGTGTTCCCCATTTGATTCAAATTTACTTTGTAATTCACTAATAGCACTAGTATGTTCTGATATCTGTGTATTTAAACTTTCTATGTTCTTTTCGCGTAGTGTAATATGGTTTTCGGTTTTTTTAATGGTGTGTTCTGCTTTATCTATTATTTCTTGAACTGCCTTTAGTTTATTTGGATCTGCATCTTTACCAAGGTCTTTAAGGTCTTTAAGTTTCTCCTCGGCTAGCATCTTTTCTGATTTAGCTGCCGCTTGCTCGCTGTGAGCAGCACTTATTTCTGCTACTTCTTTTACTTTTGCAGCGGACGCTTTTTCGCGCTTGGCTAGAGATGCTTCAATATCATTTAAAGCACCACGCGCTCTACTACTAGGAGTGTCTCCTATAGATTTAATTTTATTACCTATATCTGCTATAGTTTTACCAATACCAGTTTTACTTTCGGCTGCACTTAACCCCTTTCCCATGGCTATACCAAGAGGACGGGTTGTGTGTGTACGTAAGTAACCAGTTTTGGATGGTATGAAGGGGGAAGCTGCCTTATTAATTTTCTTGCCGACTTGTTTACCAGCGCCGGGAACAGATTTTACGGCACAACTAAGTACTCCCACAGAAGGGTCAAGTGTAATCGCACCTGATTCAACAGCTTCATTTAGTATCGCATGTTGTTCTTTATTTAATTCTGGACCCGAACCGAATTTAAGTCCCATTCCAACTAAATAAGTACTAAACCTTGAAACAGCCATAGGATCTGCCCATGGAGGTTGGAGCATCTCTGCTGTGATAAAAAATGGACTAGCAATAGTAGCTGGTATCGGGAAAGGTGCCATATGTATATTATACTAGTATATATTTCTTTTTGTTATTTATAGTTAATAAATTTAATTATATATTCTAATACTATATAATGAAATCTGTGACATTATGTGTCATACTAGTAGTATTTGTTATAGGATTATATTTTTACATAACCCCACATAAAGATTATTTTACAAATCAACCCCGATGTCCCGATTTGTTAATACAAAAAGGCGATCAAATTCATTTATTAAATACAAAATTAGCGAGAGTTCCAGGTGTAAATCCATTGACCTTTCAAAATTTAGAGGAATATACGGAGTTTGTAAAATGGCAGCGATCAAATGGTATCCATTGTCCGGTACTGTATTTACAGCATACGTATAATGCACAAGGTAATTCGCAATACAATGTCTTTGACAACCCCGCATCCTTTCGTCCTTGTGGTTTAGCACCAGAGCCTCCACCAGAGCATACCCCAAAGCAACCCGAATTACTCACAGATGCTTCGCGAAATGATCCTCCTTATAATAAAAATAGTTATCCGGGATATGATCCGGATAATCAGTATATAGGCAAAGAAACCCCTTTAGATAAGATGTATCATAGTCCTCCAGGAAAGCCAAGCTTAAACCCGATGGATGATAATTGGATGGGCGAAGAAAAAGCAAAAACAATTGTAAATGTAAAGAAACCTTAGAAATGTATAAAACTAATATTAAGAAGAATACTGCACATTTGGATGACATTTAATAATTTAGTTAAAAAACTTTCATAGGTAACATGTCCATACCCAACCGTAGTTTGTGTTACTAAACTAACATATATAGCATTTAGCATGGATAATCGTATAGGCGAATCATTTATCTTAAAGTGTGTTGTGGTACTTAAATTAGATAAATAATAGTAAATAATACTAAATAATCCTACAATAATAAAATTGTAGCAAACAATAATAATATTATAGCGATGTAATTTAATAGATTTAAAGAGAGCAATGGCGTTGTTTTTATTGGATTTTAACAGGTAATTAAGAAGATATATAAGTGCTATCGTACCAATAATAGTAGTATATTGTATAACATAATCAGTAGCGTCACCAGGAATATATATGGTATTAAGATGTATTATAACTAAACCTATACATAGGAGTACTAGACCCTGAAACAATGATATTGGTCTCATATATAAAATAAAATATTAATTAGTGTGCATATATAAATTTAGCAGTATCGTCTAAACTTTTTACATTTAAGGCATTTTCCGCGAGAAGGTTTCGTCTTTCTTTATTGGACTTCGCACCAACCATTCGTTTGATGGTATCTAAATAATAAAGTTCTTCATAATTCATAATAATATCTTCATATTGATCTTTGTATCTATCAATTTGTAGTTCATCGTCTAAAGATGCATTTTCTTTTTTTAATTTTTCTGCTATTTCGGATGCCAATGGTAGTTGTTTTTCTTTCATGGTCAATCCTTCAAATTGTTTTTTTTGTATTTGCATTAAATAGGCTATAAGACTAATCACTAGTATACCGGCAATAGCAATAGTCATACAATTAAATTTCTCTTTTTTACTTAGCATATACATTAATTAATCATTATAATTTTTTAAATATTTTGCTAAATTATTCAAACCTTCTTGTTGTTGGTTATAATGTCTATGACTTTTATCTTTATTTTTATAATAGAGGCCTTTCACTATTTCGTTGCCAATATTTTCGTGTAATTCCACAAGCATATCACCGATAGACTCTTTGTTTTTATCCAGTCTAAGATCTTTTTTCGCATATTCAATTTCTTTTTCCAAATTTTTGTTTAAGGTATCCAATCTTTCTAATTTTCGATCACGTTTATTTCGTGTTTTTTTAAAAAAAAATCCTTCTTTTCTTTTAAGGTTTGCTTTTTGAAGAACACATATAATTAAAATAATAAACAAAGCAGCAATAACTAGATATTTTTTTTCAAACATATATACTATCTTTATATTTTCAAATAAATGTTTAAATTCGAAATAACATTTTTAGGTAATTTGCGTTCTTTACCTTGAGCGGTTGTATAAGAAAACCCTTTTAAACTATCAGGATTTTCCATTAAGGTTTGAGTTAACTTTGATACGGTGCTATACGTAGTTAAAATAGCTTTTGCAATCGCATTACTAATACCAGGTATTTGACTTAACATGATTTGATCTATGTTTTCGGGTGTAATATTACTTTGTTTTTTCATTTTAATATGTTCCGTGTAGACCTGTGGCGTAGAATCATTGGATAAACAAGGGTTATAATGTGCTTTATAGTCACTTCGGTGCATTTTATCAGCAAATTGAAGAATCCAATTAGCCGAATCTTGTGTATTTTTACTAAACAATACGCTAAACCCTTTGGTGTATAAAATGGATACAATACTAGATTTTAATGCTTTTGCAGTAATAGATTGTTTACTAAAGGAGTTGCCTTTATACTTGTCAATATCTCCTTCAATAAGAAACACAATATGATGATTAGGTATGGTTGAATTATGAAGACGTATACTTTGTTCTTTGTATCTTCCATCTTGTATACTTGCAGCGAGATCATTGACCGTTTTTCTTTCAAAAATCAAAATAGGGTTGTTGTCTGGGGTACATAAATGGATATCGCCGATTGTAAGGTTCTCGCTGGTAATGTTGCTTGTTGCTTGGTTGCATGTTGCTTGGTTGCATGTTAGTAGGGAAAGGAGGTTTGTTTCTCTGGTATCTACAATAATATTCATAATTTAGATAAACTATTTTGGTTTATTTAAATGGATTTAGTTGTAAGTATAACGTCTTCCTGATACATTGGTCATATTGAATCCTGTTTTAAATTGATAATTAGTGGGTGTTTTAAATACCTTGGATTGGGATATCCGATAATATAAGGTATTAAACCCCGTTGCGGTAGGTGCCGAACCCCATTTAGTTTGAATCCCACCTCCCTGTGGTCGATTGGTAAATCTGTCGGAATAAGTTCCAGTCATGGCGCTTCTTGCGATAGCAGATCGTCCACGGTGACTTCTGTATCCATTTTTAACCATTTATACTATATGGTAAGATTTTATTTAACATATCCTCCACGTTTATACGCATGTCCACCTACATACATAGCACCTACGCCGCCAAAACTTTCACTTTTACTAGTGTATGCGGGTAAATGAGTACGAAATCGTAGATTACTTTTCACATCCGCGCGGGAATATTGTCTTCGGGTAACCCAACTAGCAGGTTGAAGACCTCCGCCCAATGGGCTAAGAACGGGGCGATTTTTAATAAGACCAGTATAACCACTGGCGTTTCGAGCAACACTCATATTACGTCCGACAACCATTATATATTGATAAAAGATAATATTTTAAGAATATAAATAAATAAATCTAATAAAAGGATATGTCGCAAAAAAATGTGTTAAACGATGATGATATAGTAAAAAATAGCGAGACGGATGATTTGGTCTTTAATCCATATAATCCGTTAAATGTAGAAGTAAAAGAAGGAGATATTAAGCGGTTGTTGTCGCAGTATGGACTCCCCCCGTTGATTCATACTTTTGAATTGTATAAACGTGTCTTTATTCATCGTTCCTATACCAAGAGACCTCATTTAGAAAATATAAAGCAGAACATAACGATTATGCCTAAACCAGTAGATTGCATGCCATTGCATACAAAATCAAACGAGCGTTTAGAATTTTTAGGAGACGGTGTATTGGAACTGGTGACTAAATATTATTTGTATCGTCGTTTTCCTAAAGAAAATGAGGGTTTTATGACTGAAAAGAAAATAGCATTGGTAAAAAACGAAGCCATAGGAAAATTAGCATTAGAAATGGGGTTGCATAAATGGTATATTATATCGAAACATGCGGAAGAAAAAAAGATACGTCATAATTTAAAAAAGTTGGGTTGTTTGTTTGAAGCATTTATAGGAGCTTTATTTTTAGATATGAATAAAATCAAAGTAAAGGATCAAGATGATTGGTTTTCCACGATTTTTGTTACGGGTCCTGGCTTTCAGATGGTACAAAAGTTTATAGAAAATATATTTGAAAAACATATCAATTGGGTAGAATTGATCCAGCAAGACAATAATTTTAAGAATTTATTGCAAGTAAAGTTGCAAAAAGAGTTTAAAAATACACCGGAATATATTGAGATTGGATATGACGCGGAAGAAGGGTATCATATGGGTGTATATTTGTGTTTAGGGGCTTTGTTGCATGAAGTGGATATAAAAAAGGCAGTTCCTTATCATAACTTGGGAAGTTATGAAGCTATACATCACCATGTAAATAGTCACGGAAATATATTAGTGTATATGGGTGAAGGTACGCATAAAATAAAGAAAAAGGCAGAACAAATAGCGTGTGAGCAGGCCTTGCGTGAGCAATCGCGATAAAAATCCGTTGAATAGATATTAATAAAGTATCGACTTATGTATAATGGCCACTTCTCTATTAGATAGTTTACGAGCCAGACCGATAGCAGCAAAAAGTCATGCCTTTAAAGTAAAGGTACCAAAACCAGACAAGCAAGAAGCAGTTGATTTACTAGTAGAAATAATAGATAAGCGTGAGGAACAAGCTCTAGATAGAATAGATCTATTACGTCGAATAGAAAGTAAGCGGTTGGTGCAAGATCAAATAACGGACGACACCATTCAATTAAAGCCTCTTGCCGAGAAAAAAGTATCATCGCGTCCAGGGAAAGCGGTAACCAGAAAGTTAAAAACGCGTGTACCTAAACAAAGTTTAATACCAGATTCTTTAAATCAAGATACCATGAACATATTACAAAGTAATGTAGCAGATGTAAAAATATCAGACGATACACAAAGTAAAATGCCTAAAAAAGGACCAAATGTGTATTATAGAGCACCGGCGTATTATCAAAACAATCGTGAAAAATTTATTCATTTCATCAATACGTTGTTTGGTGGTTATCAAGAGCAATTGACTGTAGAACAATCAGAATTATCGTGTGACGCGGAAGCGTCGGATGGATTTTCAGATTTGCTAACGCATCAAAAAATAGTGCGTGATTATATTAATGTCTATACCCCGTACCGTGGATTATTGTTGTATCATGGTCTGGGTTCAGGTAAAACGTGTTCATCGATAGCAATCGCCGAGGGGTTAAAGGATGATCGTAAAATATGGATCATGAATAAGGCATCATTGCAGATGAATTATTTTAAAGAGTTAAAAAAGTGTGGCGATCCCATGTATAGAAAAACCCAGTACTGGGAATATGTAAGTATAGTAGACAATCCGGATAAACTAGATACGTTATCTAAGGTGTTAAATATACCAAAAAATGTAATTACCGAAAACAAAGGTGCATGGATGGTAGATATAACAAAGCAGTCGAATTATGATACGTTAACTACGGATGAGAAAAAAACGTTGGATGATCAATTAACGTATATGATACGAATGAAATATAATTTCTTGAATTATAATGGTTTTCTTATGCCGCATTTTAAAAAAATAACAAAAAATCATACTGTAAATCCCTTTGATAATACAGTAGTGGTTATAGACGAGGCGCATAATTTTGTGAGTCGTATCGTAAATAAAATAAAGGATAAAGCTAGTGTATCCATGTTGTTGTATAAGGAATTATTAAATGCCGAAAATTGTAAAATAATCATGTTAACAGGTACACCAATGATTAATTATCCAAATGAGTTAGGTGTGTTGTACAATATATTACGAGGGTTTATTAAAACGTGGCATATTCAGATAGAGCCGGGGCCAAAAGTAGACAGTAAGTATTTAAAAAAATTGTTTATGAAGGATAAGATCTTGTCGCGTACGCTAGATTTTATAAGTTATCAAAATAAAAAGATAGTAGTTACGAAAAACCCTTTTGGTTTTATAAATCAATATGAAGAAGGAGACTATAGGGGTGTTCAATTATCACAAAGCAAAGAGATAACCAGTAAACAGTTCCAGGAAGCCATAGTAAAAGCATTAAAGACTAAAAACATAGATATAGTTGGGAAAATTCAGATAGAAGGAAATTATGCGTTGCCGGATAAACCAGATGCGTTTAATGAATTGTTTGTAGGTGATAATAATGTAGTTAAAAATATAGATCTGTTTAAGAGGCGTATTATAGGGTTAACTTCTTATTTTAACAGTGCTGAAAAGTTGTTGCCTGAGTATGATTTTAATACGGATTTCCACATTATTGAGTTAGAGATGAGTGATTATCAATTTCAGTTGTATGAGGCGGTTCGAGTAGAAGAGCGAAAAATAGAAAAATCGAATCGTAAAAAAACGGATGAAGATAAACCTTCCACCTATCGTATTTTTTCTCGCGCCTATTGTAATTTTGTATTTCCTCCAGAAATACCGCGACCCACGCCACAAAAAGACCAAAGTATCCAGGAGGCGGTAAAACAAGAGCTTAATGAAGATTTATTAGATGGAGCAAATGTTACTACTGTAGTAAACAATACGGATGGTGAATATACCTTAGAAGATTCAGAGCGTGTTCAAAAAGAAATCCAGGAAAAAACCGATAAAACGTATAATGAGCGTATAACCGAGTCTTTAAGTGCATTACAAGCGAGTGCATCATCCTATTTAACAAGAGAAGCATTAGAAACGTATAGTCCTAAATTTTTAGAAATATTAAATAACTTAACTAAACTAAACGAGTCGCGCACGATAGAAGGTGTCCCCGCATATTATTACGAGGGTTCGCATTTGGTGTATAGTCATTTTAGAACCATAGAAGGAATAGAGATTCTTAAAATGATATTAGAGTATCATAACTTTGTGCAATTTAAAATAGCTAAAACGGGAAGTGGCGAATGGACCGTGGTTACGAAAGAAGAAGACAAAGCAAAACCTAAATTTATATTGTATACGGGTTCTGAATCGCAAGAAGAAAAGGAGATAATGCGAGAAGTATTCAATGGAAATTGGGATAATGTGCCTAATGCTATTCGCGATTATGTAATGAGTATACCCGTAAGAGGAGATAAAAATAATTTAGGAGAGATAGTTCGTGTATTCATGATTACGGCTTCGGGTGCCGAAGGTATTGATTTAAAAAATGTAAGATGGGTACATATAACCGAACCCTATTGGCATCCAGTTCGTATGAAACAGGTGATAGGTAGAGCATTGCGTATTTGTAGTCATAAGGATTTGCCAAAAGAATTACAAACGGTAAATGTATTTTTGTATTTAATGAAGTTTACGGACAGTCAATTAAAAGGGGAGTTGTCCATGGAGTTGATAAAATCAAAGTCAGACAAAAGTAAGTTAGACCCTGCTGTAGTATATACAAGTGATCAAACGCTTTATGAAACATCCAATATAAAACAAGATATTCAATTACAATTGTTAAAAGCAATAAAAGAATCTGCCATGGACTGTGCTTTACATACTTCTGTAAATAATGATGAGCAATTAGTTTGTTTTAATTATAGCAATCCCACGTCTTCTAAGATGGCATTTCAACCCATGATCATGGCACAGGATTTAGATGACGCCGCTAAATTAAATGTGGTAGAAGAGACGATAAAATTACGTAGAATGGATTTTGGAAAGAAAACATTTGCATTAGATAAAAAAACAAATAAGGTGTATGATTGGAATAAATACAATCAAACCCCTCGCGTATTACAATTAGTAGGCATATTTAAAAAGGAAGGTAATACTTATGTCATTAAAAAGGCCACATAGTATATAGTTACAATTTAGAATAAAAATACTGTATGACTTTTCTTCTATTATGTTTTAACCCTTTTTTCTCGCTGTATTGACCAAAGGTTAATAGTTTTTGCTCCCCTTTTAAGTGTAATTGATCAAAATTATAAAAAGATCGTATTTCAGGTACCTTGCACGTAAAATAATCAAGATTAGAAGGTAAAGATTTGCATTTAGTAAGCATTATATAGTATATTATTATATTAAAATCTGCGAATAATAAACAATGAATATTTTAACCTACTATATATATATATGATTCAATATATTGATCCTTTAAAATTAATATTTGTACATATACCAAAAACAGGCGGATCATTTATTGAGAAAAAACTACAATTAATAAATAAACAGTTATATAACAATAATGGAAGGTTTGCCGGACATTATCCTATAAACTATATTATAAATAGATTAAATATAAAAAAAATTTCTAATTTTAATAGGTTTACGGTTGTACGAAATCCATATTTTAGAATAATATCCGCCTATAACTATTTAAAAAAAACAAAAAAAAGAAATAAACTCGATACACGTGAATGGAGAGAACTAGGTTCTCCGTCTACTATAAGCGAGTTTGTATCTAGCATCTATAAGAAATATAAAAACAATAAGTTATCGGTAATCAATACCAGTAATTGGCATGTTCAGCAACAATATAAATTTGTAGTAAATAATTGTAAAAAGAAAAAAATAATATGTAATATACTAAAATATGAAACGTTAAAGGAAGATTTTATAAACTATATTGAGAGGTTTAAAAAAAATAAAATTGTATATACTTTATTGTATAAACATATTTGTGAAAATATAAAAATAAAAGAAGACTATGCTATAGTAGATATACTTAGTTTAAAGGATATTACTATGATAAATGAGATTTACGCAGATGATTTTTCATTATTTAAATATGATTTGTTTAACGCTCCTATGGAAGTTGAAAAGGATAATGAGTAACTACCACATTATGTTGTTGTTGTTGTTGTAAATGTTATGGTAGGTGAAGAACTAGTTTCTGTATTTGTTTTATTATCACTTAACAGTAGATATATTTGATTAACTTGTTCTTGAATGTCAGATATTGTTTTTTTCACGGTGTTTATATCTTGAATAACTATATCTAATTTATTATCGGAGTTTCTTTTTAATTGCTGGGAATCTAATACTTGTTGAATAGGCGTATAACTATTAGGGTCTGGTGTAGGATCTGAAAAATCAATTTCTTCTACTTTTTTAGGCAACGCGTATTGTTTAAAATGGTTTTCGTGAATATTCATATTTTCTTGCAGAGTATTCATGCGTTGTTGTTGCAAGGATTCACTGGTTTCGTTGTTACTTTGAAAGGATTTTATATATTGGATCATGTCTTGAATGACTAGTTTGTTTTTTTCAGTCAAGGATTTACTATCGTATTGGTATTTCATTAATTTACTTTGAAACTGTTGCTGTACCATGGGAATACGATCTGCCACGGTATGCAATAATCCAGATTCCGCGATAAGTTCCCATAGTAAATTTTGATTATCTTGAGAAGTAAATGACATTTATCTTATGTTTTATGATTGTATTTAAATACTTATTCATCTTGTTGTTTACATTTACCGTAATATATAAATCCAGGGAGAATATATCTAATACCTGATGTAACAGGTATACCACCATGTCTTGTTTGACCGCAAAAAATAATAACATCCCCGATGTTTAGATGTATTGTTACATTTTTTTTACTAAAATGAGTACCACCACCACTGTAGCTATCATTTAAAGCAATGATAAATGAAAATTCGGATCCATCTACATGATCTTCCAATCCTTTTTGTGTTTGTTCATTATCACCATCGTATTTAGCAATAAATATTTCTTCTATTTTTAGTTTATTAGGTTGTAATTGATATAATCTTTCAAATGATGGATATAATTGAGACACAATTTTTTGTTTTAATAAAGAATAGCATGACCATTTTTTGTGAATAAGGTTATCTGTGGTAGGATAATCACTATGACGTTTTTTAGTCCATCCGTTACTATGTCCATAGACTTCAGCTTCATGGATAATGTCATTACATTCTTGTATTGTTAAAAAATTCCTTATTACTTTATGGGATGTATATAAAGGTGCTTGTTGATAAATATCATTGCATATATCTTGATGTGATTTAACTTGATATTTAAAATATAGGTAACAAACTAACAGTATTAATATTACAAGTCCTATATAAATATACATATAAACTACTATAATATATTAGTATTCAGGTTTAAAAATATAATCTAAAAATTCTTTTTCAGTTTGGCATCGTTGTTTTGTATTTTGTCGTTGCAAACAATCTACATAATTAGATAAAATACGATGATTTACTTCTAAATGATGAAGTTGATATTTTCGATGAGATTCAAATCCCCACACAACACTAGAAAAGGTGATGACTTTAATACTACTTACAATAAATTCTAACCACTCTTCATGGTTAGGATATTCGTGAATATCTTTAGTAAAATTGTTAAACAAAGATCTTCTGGGGATTGGATGAGCGGCTTTTGCCGGAAATCGCCGCCAAAGCATAATATAATATATAGATAGTATTTATATTATGGGTGGAGGAATATTACCGGTATCAAAACATAATGGTAAATTGTATTTTTTATTTGGCAAAGAAGCCTTTGACGATTCTGGTGAGACCGGTTGGGCAGATTTTGGTGGAGGCAAAGAACCGGAAGATAAATCGGTATTTGAAACTGCCGTGCGAGAAGGAGCAGAAGAATTAAATGGCTTTTTAGGTTCTGGAAAAACTCTTTTAAATCGTGTAAAAAAACACATGCTTCATGTAGAACGCTCTAAACAGTATACTGTATATATGTTTTATACAGAATACAACAAAGACTTGCCTCATTATTACAATAATCATTATCGGTTTTTCTCGCAAAAACTTCCACATATAAAGTATGAGCACAATGGTTTACTTGAAAAAAGTCATATCAAATGGTTTACCATTGCAGATTTAAAACGTGAAAAAAAAACCTTTCGTCGTTTCTATCAGGAATTCATAGAAAGAATTATGGATAAGCAAGATGTAATAGATTCCAAATTAAAATAATATTATATAATGTTATATGAATCAGGAATTTTTATATGCGGTCAACTATGTAAATCAAATGAAAGATTCGATAGATGTACCTGATCATGTAAAAGAAGAATTGTATGGATTATATAAAAGAATAACTGTAGGCAAATGTAGCGAGAAAGGCGGAAGCCGCCCCTCTTTTTTCAATCAAATAGGACGTAGAAAATATGATGCATGGATGAGATACGAAGACCAAACGGAAGAAGAGTGTATTAAAAAATATATTACTACGGTAAACACCTTTAAAGTATAATTAGATCGTACTAACATATTCATTCCACCACAAGGTAAACCCATTGTCATTGCACCATTGTTTCACGGTACTTTCATAGTGTGTGCGATATGCATCCACATTTCTCGCCAAAACATATAAAGAAAACCTGGTACCAAACCAATTGGAAATGGCACCGGATACAATAGCGTATTGATATTCGTGATCTTTTACTGGTCCTAAATAAACAATCCAGTAATTACCGTCGGTAGGTACACCGTCAAAATGGAGTTTTCGTTTGGTGGGTGAATTGGTTGTAGTATAGGAATATCCTTTGATTTCCGTATAATCTCCATTGCCTTTTAATCCAGAATTTAAAACCGTAATAACGGTTTGATTTAGCGTATCGTCGAATGTAGTATTGTACTGGGCAGTAACATTACGATACTTGGTACCGGTACCCAGTATAGCGGTAGATCTAGAGGTAGCAGTTTGATACCACGTTCCGAGGTATGCGTTTGTTTCAAGGGTTGGTTCCACAGGGATAGGTAGAAGATGTTTAAAAAAGGGTAGCATAGAGAGAAATCGTAGTTTCATTTATAATACACAAATTGTACTATTTAAATATATATTCCTTATTATTAATAGCAATGATAATGGATATGGTAGTTTACATATCAACTTTTATAGAGGATGATACTTTTCTACAACAGTTTTCTTGTATACGTTGTAAACAACTACAAAGTCGTCGAAAACGTATAAATCGTTTAAAAAGTGCTTCCTTGTTATATATGCGTTTGTCGGATCCATTGGGCTTAGATTTTCCGGAGGAAATACCCTTTTCATTCACTTATTTAGGCGATCAAGAGTTATATTTAGAAATAGCGAATAGTTTATTAGGTTATCAGTATACGAGGTATGATCCTGCAATGTACTATAACAATGAAAAAAAGATATATATGGATTATGTAACCTATGGGTCATTTCATGCGGGTTTACACACAGGCGAAGACTATACCATACATCGCAATAAACCTCTTTGTGCGGTGTATAGATTACCTCTTGCAAAAAAAAGGTATTTGTGTCGTCATTCTCCAATCGCCAAGGCGTTGATATATTAATAATTTTGGTAAAAAATATTATATAGTATATATATTATAATGAGTGATACAAAAAGTTTGTATTATAGTGGTGGTGATTTTGGTGGTTCGGATTATGTAGTTGATCCACTTAATAGTTCTATTAGTTCTGCTAATTGGAAGGTACCTCTGTATGAATCGCAAGATAATACATCTAAGATAAGGGGTTATATTACGTGGCAGAATGTAGCGTATGTATTATCGAATGGTCAATTGGATGTTTCGGAATTGATTAATATAAGACTAGGTAATCGTGGAAAAATGGGTACCAATGCTTATAGAAATGCCAGTGGATATTATAAAGTGGGCGATGAATATAATTTTGAACTGGTAGGAACTACTATTGCGCCGCGTAGAACTAAAAATACTAATGAAATGCCGTATGTTAGTGTTACCGTTGCCAGAGTAGGTAATACTTTGTGGCGTAAGGTTACCTTAAGTAAATAGATATTCATAGTGTATATATATATATTATGAATATCCTTTAATTAAATAGAACATTTCTTAGTTGATTCATGTATTGATCCCCGCCTCCTTTAAATTTTTTTTTGAATTGTTTAAAGGTTTGTTTTTTAAGCATACTAATAATAAAATAAATGGTAAACATGCCACATTCGCCGTCGCGTAGTTGATGTTCTTTGGTGTTGTGTTCTATTTTAAAAGGAATATTAACTTGTTTGTCTTTTCCTTGTTCTTTGACTTTGTTTAAAAAAGTTTGTATGCGTTTAGGTGCACGTATGCCGTTGCTATCATAATAATATATCCCTTTGCGTTTGGTATCAATAAAAGCAGCGACCCAATGAGAGCCTTCTTTATCCGCAGGATCCAAATTAAAGATGATTCCTATTTTAGTTTTTCCTTTATTCATGTAGTCTCTAATATCAAATTTACATAAATCCTCCCAAATGCAGTCATTAAATAGAGTTTTTTTATCAAAATCTATGGGTGATGGTCCTAAGAAACTAAATTCTGGGTAGGTTTTTTCATATTGTTTCATAACATCAGAAATTTCATCGCTACTTAACCATTCTTTCGGGTCATCGTTCCATGATTCAGGGCTATCAGGTGCAAATGTAAAATGTTTTAAATCGGGGGATAATTTGTGTTGCATAAAGGATTGGCGCAACCAGCATTTTTCGTCGTGGCACATGTCTTTAAAATGAGTGTGAAAAAACGTCCATATTTCATAGGGACTATTGGTGTGTATAGGTTTATTAGGGTATGCATCGTTCCAGGCTTTTTTGATTTCGTGTAAAGATTTAGAATTATAGCATGTATATTTGTGATCTCTTCCTGGCGCACAGCGCAATGTTTTTTTTCTGTTAACCACAGGTTCATTTTTTCGAGTAGTCTTTTTGTTTTTTTTGTCTTTGTTTTTTTCTTTTCGTGATAGTTTCTTTTTATCTTTGTCTTTTCTTTTTTCTTTTCGTGTGTCTTTTTTAGACTTGCTCATTAATATAGAATTAGATTTTAATATTTTCAGCTATACTCTCTCCCTTTCGGTGTTTAGATTTCTTTTTAACAAATTTATCCATGGTAATCGTTTTATTGTGTTCTTGCAGTGTATAATTTAAACTAACGTCTTTTTGATATGGTGAATGTTCCGGTAAAGGTTGTTTTTGTAATTCTTTTGTTTTATAAGTAGAGATACATTCGTTTATATAGTGATTAAACGCGTTATTTAAGGATTCATTTGCCGAGGATTGTGTAAACATGAGTTTTGTGGTATGAATGATTTTGTGTTTATAGGTTTCCATATCTATTTCTCTTTGTTTTTGGTAAATAGGATCTTGGTTTGTTTTATATTTATCGTATAAAGTAGGATTCATCATACATTCGATGGTTAATTCATTCATGATATATTTGTTTATATTTTATAAAGAAGGATTTAAACTTGTTGATTCCTTTTAGTTTTCGTTCTAAATAATTTTCTATTTTTGCTAAATTGAAGGATGTAATCGTTTTTTGTTTTATTTTTCGACATAATTCTCTTTCTTGGCAAGCACACCATTCCACTTCATTTATGTATTTAATATATTCATCGTGTATAGATAGTATTTTACTATCATTATGGTCATCATGTACAGATTCGTGAAACGTGACATCTTTAATATCAGTTATATAACGCATGGAGTCGATTTGTTGATAGAGGGGTTGATGAAAAGAGATGGTGCATATCATGCTAATGTTACTTTTACCGTTAAACATATCTTTTAGCAATAAAGTAAGTAAGGATCGTCTAAAAGGTATAAACTGTTGTTTATTTTTTAGATGGTGAATACAATCTTTTAGTGCCAATATGCTCATATTAATATTGTTACTTTCTTTTCGTTTAATAGGATTATCATAAGTAACTTTGCTTTCTTGTCCTGCCATATCTACAAAAATATATTGTTTATTCTCGATATAGATGTAGTAAACGGCATGAGACCGCGAGGATTCAATGTTGTGATTCGTGGATGTTATTTTTCTATTTTTTTGTAGTTTACGTAGTTCAGTGGTATAATTATGAACAAGACTAGAGTACATATTTTTAATAATAAGACGATTGGTTTTGTAGTATTTTAGTGAAGTATTATTATATAAATCAAATATCTTGTTGTCATATATTTGTATAGCAGACATGTATATAGGTTTATTGCGATAATGAATAAATAACTCTTCTAATAATTGGGTACTAGTGTAAGTTTTACCGCTTCCCGTGTAACCATAATACACATAAAAATGTTTATTTAGATTACTTGTAAGAGTATCTTTCCAAATGTCGCAACTAGGGTGAATACCATCCCATATATGATTAAAGGTATAATTATAATCTTTTTTTTTATAGTTTACATGTATCCTTTGATGATTATAGGTAGTTAATGGTTCTTTTACCCTACAACATATTTGAATACTCATATATATTGTAGACACATATTTAAATATTCTAATATTAACTATACATAGAATGGTAGCGGTAGTATATATGGTTGCGGGGATGTCATCTAGATTTGGTGGTATAAAACAATTATGTAATGTAGGTGTAAATGGTGAAACATTAATAGAGGTATCAGTACAACAGGCATTAAAGCAACCTTTTTCTAAATTAATTTTTATTACAAATGCAAAGACAGAAGCGTTGTTTAAGACTATATTTAAAGACGTCTATCAAACAATACCGGTTGTGTATGTTCAACAGATCTATGAAAGTAGTCGTTTACGACCGTGGGGCACAACGGATGCGGTATGTAGTTTACTAGGTTATGTAGACGAACCGTTTATATTGGTAAACAGTGATGATATATATGGAGAAAGTGCGTTTAATCAAGGGTATGAGTATTTAGTAAATGATACTAAAAATGTTATAGGCGTAATTCCTTTACGAAGAACCATTAAAGGGGATGGGTTAATCAATCGTGGTATCATAGAAATTGATAAGAGTTCAAATAAAATAGTATCATTACAGGAAACTTTAGGCATTAACCCTGGATTACAAACGGAGTATTTAGATAAATTGTGTAATGTTAATTTCATTTGTTTGCAATCAAAAATAATAGGATTGTTAAAAAAACAATTAGATATATTTAAGGAAAAACATAAAGAAGATAATAGAATAGAGGCATTATTACCCGATGATATCAATGAATTAATTAAAAGCAAAGAAATAGAGATGCGTTATTTTATAATAAAAGACCCTATAATGAGTTTAACGTATCAAAGCGATATTGAGGATATGAAGATGTTTTTGTCTATAAATAATTTGGACAAAAATAAAATATAGTGATATTTTATATGGATCAAGTAGTAAATACAGCATCGTGGAGATATAAAATGGGATTACCCAGACCAGCTTGTTGTGAAAGTGCAGGTACAGCTTTTCAAGCCGGAGAGGCGAGTTTTTGGGCATTCAATGCTTATATTACTAAGCATAATATTGATAGAAATAAAGTTTCAGGAGTGTTTCATCCTTTAACAACACATACGTTACCATATTGGATGTATCAATCTCGTCAGCGTGCGCTATAATTATATAATCGTTTTAAATTATTATATAATTTATATATATAATGTCATTACCAGGACAAAGTACTGCACCATTCGCCACACAAAAACGAGATTTTCGTACAGCAAATCAAGAAGAAGGATTCCCTCGTGGACCAGTAAATCACAAATTATTTGTTAATGAGTATTGGGAAATCAATAAACCTAGTTACAACGAAAAATTTACTAGACATGATTGTTGCAATACAGACACCAATGGAGATATAGTCAGTAGTAGATGTGCGTTTAAGCGTGTAGATATGTTGATTCCAGATCCTGGTAATGTTCAAGGGTTTCGTTAACACACTTATTTATGTTCATTTAATCTCATTTGTCTAGAATCATTGTTAAATAATTTGTTTTCTTTATATACATTACTAGTAGTACTAGTTAACAAAGAGTCATTAAAAAGATAAGGAAACGTTTGTTTTTCATGCTCTCTACCCTTTACTGTAGTAGGTTGATAAAGATCACTGTTAGATGAAGGTATGTATACACCTTGTTGTGCTTTAGTGTTTGCAAAAAACATGTTTCTTAACTGTGATTCATCGTGAATACGACTAGCAAAACCATCCCATGGACCTTGTCTATTACCTGGTAAATAGTGTGTATTTACGTGAAACAAGTCGGTTTTTTGAATAGGTACAGTATTGCTTACAGGGCGATCCATAATAGGTTTATATCCATATTTAGTGGATTCAGGGCGGATGCCTAAATTAATGTTTGTTTTTACATAAACCATATTGCGTTCTTTAATTCGTTCATTAAGTTCATTATCTCGTTTTATATTAGTTATATTCATTCTATATATATATCTAATAATAATATTATTTAAAACTACCTATTTAAAATTAATTACAAGTCATGTGTGGTATATTGTCTGTTGTAGGTGATACTACTCTCTTTAATGAAAGTACATTTAAAAAGGGGGCTAAACGAGGACCAGAGCATAGTGTAGTAAAAATCATAGAGGAAGACATACTATTTGGGTTTCATCGTTTAGCAATAAATGGGTTAAATGAACAAAGCAATCAACCTCTAACCATAGATAATGTAGTGTTGATTTGCAATGGAGAAATTTATAACTATAAACGCTTGTATAAGATAATGAATTGTGTACCTGAAACGGATTCCGACTGTGAAGTGATCATACATATGTATAAAAAATATGGTATAAAACACACTTTAGTCATGTTAGATGGTGTTTTTGCATTTGTGCTTTATGATAAAAGCAATCAACAAGTATATGTAGCACGTGATCCTTATGGCGTGAGACCATTGTATATGGTGTCGATCATGTCACATGATAGTAATAGGTTTCAGTATAGTTATGTATTTTCATCGGAAATAAAGATGATAGATCAAGATATTCCTGGTTCAAGAGTGACGTGTTTCTCGCCGGGTCATTATCTTACGTTAAGTAAAAAGGCTGTCTGGGAATATGATTCTGTAATACAATATGTGCATGATCCGTGTATTCACTATTTTATAGATAAGGACATTCAGATAACCATGTTATTGCGTGAAGCATTAGAAAATGCCGTACGAAAGCGGGTAGAGGTAACGGATCGTCCTATAGCGTGTTTATTATCCGGTGGATTAGATAGTAGTTTGATTACAGCGTTGGTTTGTAAATATACGGATCCAACCAAACTAAAGACGTTTAGTATAGGTTTACCTGGATCAGAGGACATGATTTATGCCGAAAAAGTAGCAAAACATTTAAAGACGGATCATACTTCGGTTGTGGTAACGGAAGACGTTTTTTTCAATGCAATACCAGAGGTGATTATGGCGATAGAAAGTTATGATACTACGACGGTGCGTGCTAGTGTAGGTAATTATTTAGTTGCTAAATATATAAAAGAAAATACGGATTGTAAGGTACTTTTTAACGGAGATGGAGCAGATGAATTAATGGGTGGGTATCTGTACTTGCATGCGGCTCCTGATGCACTGGAGTTTGATAAAGAGTGTCGCCGATTATTAAAAGACATTCATCAATTTGATGTATTACGTAGTGATCGTTCCATATCGTCCAATGGTTTGGAACCCCGAGTACCGTTTTTGGATCGTGGTTTTGTGCAATTTTATTTGTCGATACCACCTCAAAAGCGTTTTCATAAAGAAAACAACCAAATAGAAAAGTATTTGATTCGTAATGCTTATGCGAATACGAATATTTTACCGGATGAAGTATTGTGGCGAAGAAAAGAAGCGTTTAGTGACGGTGTAAGTAAGCAATCGCGTTCTTGGTATAAAATCATAGAGGAAAAAATACCATCCACTATAGTGGATGAGTATAATCAGCATGTACAAATACATGGAAGTTATCAAGATAATAAACCCTCAACACCAGAGCAATATTATTATCGCATGTTGTTTGAACAAACGTGCCACATGAGAGGAGCATCAAAGACGATACCTTATTATTGGATGCCGAAATATGTGGATGCCAAGGATGCGAGTGCGAGGACGTTATCGTTATATTAAAGTATATAAAATATAAATTATATATACTTTAAATGTTACCCCTATTGTATGTGGGTATAATAAGTAGTTCTTTATCGTTTTCAGTATCTCATTTTATTACTAGAGAAGTGTTGCGGTATTGTTATGAGCGAGAAATAAATAAAAAAAACACCTCACCTAAAAAAGATAGTTTAGTACGTTTTGATAAAACCGTTACTATTCAGATAGTGCCATCTGTACTAGACCGGTCGTCTAATACACTTAATAGTTTATGGTATACTAGTACTGATTATGATCGTTTTAAACTAGACTATATTTCAGGATTAACAAAATATAATTCTGTTTAATAATAGTATATGCAACTACAAATAATAGTAGTCATTATACTAGTATATTTAATTTCCTTAAAATCCTATATTTGGTATTTACCTACTATTCCTGTATATCCTAGTAATGTAAAAGAAAGTAATCAAGTATTATTCGCTACCTCAACGATTACTTATGAAGAAAAGGAATTATTTTATAGAACAAATAAAAGTGTGAGTACGGCATTTGTGCCTTATGTAAATGAATCAGAAAATCAACTAACCGATATGTATATACATTACAATAGTATACTGTACTTTTTTAAATATAGTATTAATAGACCTAGACCAGAACAAGTAAATCCTCTTATAAAACCTTTGGATACGTCCACTGCACAAACCCCGGCTTATCCGGCAGGTCACGCCATGCAAGCTCAACTACTTGCAAATAAGTTAACAAAACGGTATCCTGAAAAAAAAGAACTATTTCAAAAAATAGCATTACAGTGTGATATATGTCGTGTAAAGGCAGGGTTACACTACTATTCTGATGGTGAATTTGCTAGAGCGTTAGCGGATAGTATAAGTTAACGGATAGTATAAGTTAACGGATAGTATAAGTTAACGGATAGTATAAGTTAACGGATAGTATAAGTTAACAACAAGTACTGGTCTTTTTCACCATACCCATGCTTACCTTTACTTCTTGTAGTTTTTCTTGAAAATCTGGTTTACTCGTAATGACTTTACGAGATTGCGCATCCGTTAGCACGGGCACAACTACACAATCGCAGATACCAGTCCAGTTAAATGCCCATTTGTATAAATCGGCTTCACTTTTCGCAGCAGCAATCGCCATGCCGCTGCCTTCGCCAATAAGATGCCAACGCCCTAGAGGTCTACAAGCACCCGCATCACCTTCATCTTGTTCTTTGGTAAGTCCGGCAAATTGTTTATACCCATCTACCTTTTTGCTTTCATGAAACTTATAGGTGATTTGGTAAAGAGTCTCGCCCTCTTGAGGTTCATCGCTTACATGATCGTATGCTACCGTGTAGTCCGGTTCTTTACCCAATACAATCTTTCTCGCGACATTATCATCGCAAATAGGTTTCACGTCAATGGTAGCCATGGGTACCCAGTTGTATGCCCAATTTGCAACATCTGTGTACTTTTGCGCGCGGCAAATGCAGGTCCCCGAAGCATTACCTACTTCACCCCATCGTCCGAGAATCTCTACCCCAGCAGCATCACGTGCGTCGTCTTCCGGGGTCATGGATCCAAAATAGGTCATGCATGGTACACGAGCAACGTCCATAATCTTCCACGACAACAAATAAAGGGTCATTATAGGATAGTACGCGGTATTCTGTTTAAATAGATATATAAATAAATATTTAAATATGTATATGGAAAATGAGAAATGGCAATTTTATTTAATAAAAAACGGTCCATATACGTATGCAGGTGTCTCCCCAGATCCAGAAAAACGATTAAGAAAGCATAATGGCGAGATATCAGGCGGCGCCAAGTATACTGCTAGTAAGGGGACAGGATGGAAGCATATATGTTTAGTAAAAGGTTTCCCTACTAAAATAGAAGCCTTACAATTTGAATGGGCTGTGAAACATGAACCACCTAGAAATGTAGGTGGAATTCAGTCGCGTATACATAAATTACAAAAGGTATTATGTAAGCAAAGATGGACATCAAAATCTCCGTTGGCAGAGACGATTCCCTTAGAGATAGAGTGGAAAGATGTCGATCGATTTGACCCTAAGATGAATCTACCGTTATATATTATTGAAAATTAAAATAATATAGTATGTTATATAATGGCACTACCAAATTTATCTGACAATCCCTTATTATCCACATCTACGTATAGGTCGCATCATCGATTAGACACATCATTAATAACACCAAGAGTAACTAATTGGGCGTCCATCATTCAAAATAATCCGGTAGATGAAATAGAATCTCTAGATACTACGGAATGTGATAGCGACGATGAAACGACGGAACATTCAAAAACGTATTATAAAAAGTTATTAACTTTAAAAAATAAGACAATATTAAAAAAGGAAAGTAACAATGATGCATTACGTGAGTTATTTAAAGGTGTGGTAGATCATCAAGAGCGTTGTCAGCTCTTAGAAACAAGTGTAAAAAATATTCAGCAAAATGAGATAGAGTTACATGAGTCTTACGTAGAAGATTTGGAATATAAGTTATCCAAATTACAAAAAAAACATCAAAAAGAAAAATTAGATCATGACATACGTAAAAGTAAATTAGATGAGATGTCCAAAGAAAATAGCAAATTAAAAAAACAACTAGTGTGTGTGATTTGTCATGTATCAGAACGAAATGTCTTGTTTTTACCGTGTAAGCATTTTGCTTGTTGTAAATCGTGTGCTAATACTTTATATACCAATACGTGTCCAACGTGTCGTACTACGATTGATGAAAAAAAGGTAATATATAGTAGTTAGTGTATGTGTTTATAAGGATATCGGTGTCCGTTTTTTCGGGTATATTGTTGTTTGTGTTTTATTTTTCGTGTAGAGGGTTTATTAAAACTGGTAATAAAATACTTTAATTCGTGTAACATTTTACTACCTATTTGTTTTTCATATACTTTATTTGTGTTGTGCTTGTTGGTGTATAAATCAATATCTAAATATAGTGATTCGGCATTATGTTTTAAATAACTAATATAGGTGTCTGATAAATCAAACGACTGTTTAAAGCTATCAAACATATAATTTGGATCATATAGGTGTTTATATTCGTTTAAATGTAAATAATAGACATTAGGATGTAGCATATGATGATGATATTGATCATCTAAAAAGCATATGTTAGTATATTTAGATAATTTAGTACATTTAAAAAAATCAGATATGGTTTTGTTATGTGTAGTTCTATGTTTTTCAACTTGAACATTGTTTACTTTATAGGCGTGGATAACTTTATCGAATAACGGATAGTTTATTTTATCTTCAAAATATTGTTTAATGAGGAGTGCCCATGATTTGGGACCTTGATTATTAGTATAAATGTATATTTTATCGCAATGTCCTTGTTGTTTTTCCTTTTTTAGGTACTTTAATATGTTAATGATATTTGGTCGTTGATATAAAGGAAACATATCCATAAACAGGTTAAATTCTTGCGACGTAACAGTTCGGTGAATATGTTCTTCTAAAATATGAATAAATATACCTAATTGTACGAAGCTTCCCAGGGTTTCATCCATATCAAATACAATAACTTTTTTAGGTTTACTGGGTGTTTTGGAATACATATAGGATATATATATTAATAAGATTAAAGTAATAATAAATAGTATTACTACAAAAGTATTCATTTACTATAAAATCAAATAATTTTTTTATGTTTTACACATTCCATTAATTTTAATATAATGCATTCTTGTTCTGATAATTTTTGAAAAATCAAATGTTCGTCAAATTTAAGTAAATGAAATTGTCCAAAGCGATTTTTACATCGTATTTGTATTCCTTCTTCGGTAATTTGTATATCACATATAAAGGATCCGTTTGTTAAATAAACATTCTCGCTGTGATTTAAATTAATCCATCGAATATAGGATCCTATTTCCAAATCAGGAAGTTCCATGGTATACCGATAGTGTTTTAATTTTTTTAAAATATCATTGGTTTCTTTTTTAGACACTTTAAGTTCGTTTAATAATTTTTCCTTGCGTTCATTTATATCTTTCATAGACGTATGAAGAATGGTATTGTCTTCTTGACTTGTTACTATTTCTAATAACTTTTGATAATCATCATCATCCATTACATATAGTTTAATTTTATTTTTATTATATAAATTGAAATACTATTACAAGAAAGATGCTAGTGCAAAACAAAATGAATCGTCTAGATGATTTACTTTACGCAAAAGTGTGTGCTTATTTACCTTTGGTGAATTGTAATGGAGATGATATAAGAAATCTAAAGTTAACGAGTACTAGGATAGCAGAGATGGTTAAAAAAAACGTAAAGATTGAACAGCATAGGATAGTGTCCTTTTGTAAGCGAAAAAGTAGGGTAAAGTGGTCGTCAGATGCATTGTGTCTAACCTGTCATAAAATAAATAATGAGGATTATCAACAGTTATTGCAGATAAGAAATCAATTATCGCTAGGATTTACTAGGGATAGATACTTAGCTGCTCCATTTTATGATAAAGAGAAATGTGGTATATATATACATCGTAAAACGCAAACAGAGTTAGAAACCTTTCTAGTAAAATTAAGGAAAGTAACTAAAAATGTGATAATCACGAGGAACTATTGTTGCGAAGGGAAGGGTGTAGAAATAGATGTATCATGAGGGTAAAGATACAAAATAATAGTAAGTATATATCTATCATAGTATCTTTTTTTATTGCATACGGCCACCATGGTAAATAGTGTATTATCAAAATAGCGCACCATAGTAGAAAAATAGCTAAATAAGAAATGTTCCATTCCGGGTATAGTATCATAGGAATTACAATAGCAATATGAATAGCATAGACGAAAAGTGATAAAAATACATTAGGTAAGGATTGATAATAAGCATCTAAACATCCTATTATAGCAATAATAAATCCGTGAATATACAAAGAACTGCGTAGACTAGGGATGTAAAGATATCCAAAAAATAAAAGGGGAATAAGATAAAAACTTAAAAATTGTGGTGCCTCTTGTATGGTAACACTCGTCATTATAGTAATATACATAAATTGATAATAAATAAATAACAGTATATAAAACTAAAATGACCAAACAACTCACCTATATAGATCTCTTTTGTGGTATAGGCGGTTTTCATCAGGCACTTACGAGTTTAGGAGCAAAATGTATATTGGCGTGTGATATAGATGAAGCATGTCGAAGTAATTATGCCCAAAATTATGGTATAACACCCCTAAAGGATATTAAGGATATTCAAGAACATGGGTTGCCGGATTTCGACATATTGTGTGGAGGATTTCCTTGCCAACCCTTTAGTAGTGGTGGAAATAAAAAGACGTTTCAGGATAAACGAGGAGGATTGTTTGATGAAATTATGCGTATCGTAAAGGTAAAGCAACCAAAGTTTCTGTTTTTAGAAAATGTAAAGCATATACTTAAAGTAAGTGAAGGAAAGGTATTACAATACATAGAAGAGCAAATAGATGTTCATGGGTATGTGTTACAGCGATTTCAAATGTCACCCCATGACTACGGTGTCCCTCAACAAAGAGAGCGTATTTACTTTGTCTGTGTACGAAAGGATTTGTATACAGGTACGCCAATCACCTTGTCAATGGAAGAACATGTGGATGTAGACGTCACTAGTATAGTAGAAAAACGAGAAGAGGTAGATGAAAAATATTACTTAAAAGGTGATTTACTAAAGGTGTTGGAAGCGTGGGATGAAATGATTAGTGTTTTTGAGGTAGGTGAAACTTTATCACCAACCCTATTAATGCACGACGCTTATCGTAATTACACAGTAGAAGAGTATGCTACTTTGGCTACATGGAGAACAGAGTATATGGAAAAAAACAAACGATTGATAGAAAAATATCGAGAACCATTTGCTGAATGGTATACAAAACATAAGGACTTGCTTTCAAAACGTGAAATATACGGTAAATTAGAATGGCAGGTGGGTAAAGTAAAACCAAATGACAGTATATTTGATTATTTCATTCAGATTCGCCAATCGGGTATACGTGTAAAAAAAGCAAAATATTTTCCAACTTTAGTCGCCATTAGTCAAATACCGATTTATGGCAAGGAAAAAAGGTATATAACACCGAGAGAGTGTGCGCGTCTTCAATCGTTTCCAGATAGTTATCAAATATCTGAAAAGGACAAGGATAGTTATAAGCAATTTGGAAACAGTGTGAATGTAAAAAATGTAAAAACGGTAATTCATAGTACATTAAAGCATTATGGTATATAAATAAAGATAAAATACGTATATAACACATATCATATGTCGGAAGATGCTCCTAGACCTTGTTGGAATCAATATTTTAAATCGATTGTACAGGTTACATCAACACGTTCTCCTTGCAGACGGTTAAAAGTGGGTTGTTTGTTAGTAAAAGATAATCGTATAGTATCACAAGGGTATAACGGTTTTTTATCAGGATGTCCGCATACATCCATAATTAGGGATAATCATGAGATAGGTACGATTCATGCGGAGCAAAATGCCATAGTAGATTGTGCGAAGCGTGGAGTAAGTTCTGATCGTACCGTTGCGTATATTACCCATTACCCTTGTTTTAACTGTATGAAATTGTTGTGTGGTAGTGGAATAGAAAAGATAAAATACATAGAAGATTATCACAATGATCCTGCGGTAGATCAATTAAGTAGAATTACGGGTGTTGAAGTAATGAGAATATAATATTAGTAATATATATTATGGTGAAACGAAATACAAGAAAGTTTAGAAAAAATAAGCATAGAAATACTAGAAAACAAAAAGGTGGTGATGTAACTATGATAACCCCTTTTTTAGCTATAGTTGCGGTATGTGCAGCGGTATCCAGTAGTAAAGGGTTAGATTTAGATGCAATTGCAAAAGAAGGTAGTGCTTTAGGAGGTAATTTAGCAAGTGGTGTAAAAGCACAATATAAAAATGCAGCAGCAAAAGCAAAAGAAGCAGGTGATAAAGCTACTGCTCAAATGAAAAAGCAGCAAGCAGATATTCAACATCAAGCAAATAAAGCCAAAGATAAGGTAAATGCGGCAGGCGCCCAAGCAGCTGCTGCAGCGAAAGAGCAAGCTGCAAAAGGAGCGGCAGCGGCAAAAGGAGCGGCTGATAAGGCAAAAGCGGCTACTGCCAAAGCAACGGCAGGTGCACAAGAGGCAGCAAAAAAAGCAAAAAATAACGCAACTCATGCTGCGAATACAGCAGCACATCATGCTAAAAAAGCGGCGGGGGTTCCTAGTGAACCACCCGTACATCCGGATGATGCACAAAAACAAAAAGATTCTTTAGGAGCAAAATCACCAGGGGGGAAATCACCCGATGGAAAGGATTCGACGCCAGCAGGATCACCAGCAGCACCAGGAGCAGCATCACCAGCAGCACCAGCAGCAGCACCAGCAGGAGCAGCTGCGAAGGGAACACCAGGAGCAGCACCAGGAGCAGCTGCGAAGGGAACACCAGGAGCACAAACACCCCCGAAGGGAGCACAAACACCAGGAGCACAAACACCAGGAGCACAAACACCAGGAGCACAAACACCAGCAGGAACACCAAAATCACCAACACCACCAGGAGCACCAAAATCACCACCAACAGGAGCACCACCACCAACAGGAGCACCAACACCAGCAGAAGCAAAATCACCAGGAGCACCAAAATCACCAACACCAACACCACCAGGAGGTCCAACACCAAAACCAGCAGGAACTCCAGCACCAGGAGCACCAAAATCACCACCAACAGGAGCACCAAAATCACCACCAACAGGAGCACCAACACCACCACCAACAGGAGCACCAACACCACCAGGAGCACCAAAATCGCCAGCAGGAGCAGCAAAACCAGGAACTCCACCAGCAGGAACTCCAGCAACAGGAGCACCATCACCAGGAGGACCAACACCAGGAAGTTCGCCCGCACAAAGTAATACGCCACCCAAGACTGCTGCTCCTAGAGGAGGTACAAAAAAATATAAAAAGTCTTTAAAACAAAAGCGTACTCGTAAATATGCAAGATAAAATACTCTATCATAATTAAATGTTATGATATAGTATAATGGGTTTCAATCGTCGTTTATCGCGTAAGCGTTCTCTTCGTAAATCTCGTCGTCAAAATGCTGGTGTGAAATCTAGAAGACAACAAAGACAAAGACAAAGAAACACTAGAAAGAGCTGTGGAGATGGTTCACGCCGAAGACGTCGTAGGCAACGTGGCGGCAGATGAGGTGCTAAATCTCCAAACTCGGATTTTTTCCTATACCCAAATGAGTAAATACTATACATACCTTTAGTGAATGATATTTGTTGCGTAAATTTTGATATAAACAAATGGATCAACTAAAGTATATAATGACTAAAATAGAAACAGAACAATTGTTAGACTATAGTGATGTCTTGATTCGTCCAAAGCGATCTACCATGAAAAGTCGTAATGATGTAGACATAGAACGAGACTTTTCATTTAAGTGGTCTTCCGAACACTGGAAAGGAGTTCCGCTTATAGCAGCAAACATGGACACGACAGGTACATTTGAAGTGTATCAAGTCTTATCTAAATATAATATTGTAACTGCGTTACATAAGTTTTATACCCCAGAAGATTTTAAATCTCAAAAGATTTTAAATCCAAATTTGTATATGATATCAACGGGTATAAGTGATATGGATTATGATAGATTAAAGAGTATATTAGAAGTAGTAAATTGTAAATGGATTTGTATAGATATAGCGAATGGATATTTGTCTAGTTTAGTAGAATTTTGTAAAAAGGTACGTAATGATTACCCAGATAAAATTATTGTAGCAGGTAATGTAGCAACTCGTGAAATGGTAGAAGAGTTGTTAATCAATGGAAAAGTAGATGTAGTAAAAGTAGGTATAGGTCCTGGTAGTGCGTGTACCACCAGATTAAAGACGGGAGTTGGAATACCTCAATTATCTGCTGTATTAGAGTGTTCAGATGCGGCGCATGGGTTAGGTGGTTCAATTATAGCGGATGGTGGAATCACGTGTCCGGGGGATGTATCTAAGGCGTTTGGTGCGTGTGCGGATTTTGTAATGATGGGTGGTCAGTTTGCGGGTCATGATCAAAATCCCGGCGATGTCATAGAATGTGAAAAAACAGGAAAACAGTTGAAACGATTTTATGGGATGAGTTCAAAGCGTGCCATGGAGACGCATTATGGTAAAATGGAAAAGTATCGTTCGTCAGAAGGTCGTGAGTTAACGATACCTTACAAGGGGGATTTACATAATACGGTGTTGGATTATTTGGGAGGTATTCGCAGTACGTGTACTTACATAGGAGCAACGAGTATAAAAAATATGGGTAAATGTACGACATTTGTGAAAGTTACGCATCAATTAAACCGGCATTTTGTGTAGTCATATGCTGACCGATTTGTTGAATACCGGTGGAGTAGGCTTTAAAAATAGTCTCTAAAAGAACAGTTTCGTGATTCTGCATGGCATCATTATTATTAGAATGTAGCATAATATTAATACGTTGATCCATAGTAAAATTGCATTGTTGTATTAGAGTTTCAACATACTTTAGTATAGTAGATAGATCGTAATGATAGTTGGATAGATTATCTATAAAACTAGTTTGTATATTTTGTACACTATTTTGTTTACAATAAAGATAAAGTAAATTATTGATGGTATCATTACGTAATTTACTTAATTTGATATGATTATTACGTTTAAGAGAAGTATTTACAAAACTGTGATCAAATAAAAGCATAATATGAAGGCATGCGTGTAAATAGGAATTAGTAAAATACCAGTAGGGAGTTATTTTATTTAATCCGTGGGAGATATAAAGTGTTTTAAGAGTTATACAATTCTCCCATATAGAAGTAGGTATAAAGTTTTGAATATAAAGCATGCTTTTGCGTATAGCATCATATTCTATTTCTTTATTGGTTTGATAAAAGTGGTCTACAATCTCTTCCATATACTATATACGTAATGGTTTTTGTTATGTAAACGAATTAACAATTTTCACAGAACCAGTTGCGGATGGTTCTATACTATTTGTAAAATCGGATGGCTTAGTAAGTAAATCACTAATTTTAAAAACAGCTAGATTATAGGTAGCAGCAAATTCATATAGATTAGCATTCCATTGTTTGACGATAGGATTATATTTATTGTAGTCAGGGTCAGTAACAAAATAAATATCTGTAAGTACAATGGTACATTGGGTAGACTTTATTAGCGTTTGAATAGTATCTGAATATAAATTCCATACGCTATTTAATGGATCCATAGTATTGGTACTTATGTTTTCGTATACCGCAAGTAAATCATTTCCGCCGACTGAAATATACAATCGTGTGGTGGGTGTATTTAGTTCTTTGGGCATGGTATTATATTGATTCATTAAATCATAAATAATAGCCCCGTCTTCTGCCAATACTAATGAAGGTATCGTTACATTTTCTTTTAATAGATATTCAATGGATTTGTTGCTGGGTACATAACTATTATTTTTAAATACACTATCGCCTAAGAGTACGATATTAGATAGTTTTTCTGTCAACCCTTCTTTGTGACTATACAAATCATAAATAAAATACATTAGTAAAACTACAATAGCTATATAGATAATACTTTGTTTCATACTATATATTATTGGACCACTTTCTTTTTTAGGTAGTCCATTATTTCTTGAAATACGGGAGTATGTATATTATATTTCCTGGTGAGTTCATCAAGCGTAGCCATATGTTGTTTAAATAGGTGTATGGTTTCTTGATTTCCGATTTGAAGGCAAAAATTGCATGTAATACCGGATTCATTTTGTCGTTTTTGATCTTGTATAAGATCTTCAATATCATCTGCCAATTGAAATGTAAGACCAAAAGATTTACTAATTTGTATCATTTTTACTAAAGGTAGGTTATTATTATGATTATGAACAATAGTAGGTACAATAAAGCATAAATTAAACAGTGTGGTTGTTTTTTTTTCGTTTAGCATTTGTAAAAAACTAGAATTATTAAACTTTTCGCTACTGTAAATATCAAAACTGTGCAATGGTGATAGATCTAACAGTTGCCCCCCTATAATACCGTTTAATCCTAAATTATCGTGGTAATGTGAAAACATAGTTATAAATGTATTTTTATCAAATATATACTTTTTGCAGTAATTAAACATCAATTGACTTGCTTCTTGCATAAATAGGTCAGCAATAAATAGGGCTATTTTCTCGCTATATTTAAAGTGTAAGGTTGGTTTATTTCTGCGATAACAATCATTGTCCATCATAGGCATATCATCTAATACAAGGGATGCATTATGAATAAGTTCAATTGCGATAGCTAAGTCATAATCTTCAATAGGTTTTCCTAGAATAAAGCTGGTAATTTCCATAACAATAATAGGTCTAATACGTTTCCCATTACTAGTAGCATCAAATATAATATTTTTGACGTGTGTATCTTGAGTAAGGTTTTGTATATACCGTTCAAACTGATCGTCGAATCGTTGTTTTTGTTTATAATAGTTTTTCATAAATTGAACTATATAAACATTTGAATTTAGGTAAATAAACTCCTCTCTTCATGACTTGTTTATTTGAGTATTTTGAAAGTCGTTTTTGGCGAGAAATGGTAATTAATAAATTAGATATCTGGACTATGCTTGAATTGCTTCAAACAAATAAACAGTTAAATAAGCATAAATCGTATGTATACATGCTTATTTATCAAAAAATATTTATGAGACACTATCAAGAGATACCAGTTTCATTTATAATAAAATATAATATAGATCTTGAATATTCCATATATTATAGTAAATTACATTTGAAAACTTTACTAAAACATAACAAAACCATAAGAGGAATGATGGAAAAATATATAAATTCTTATAAGACGTTACATAACTATAAAACAGATATAAAAGCTATTACTTTTAATCAGCTTAATAAATACGAAGAGTTGTTGAGTTAATTGTGCATATATTAAAAAAAAGCACCAAAAGCACCACCGGTCCCATCATTAGCCGCCATGGGTTCAAATGCTTCTTGCATGGGTCCTTGGCCAGGTACCATTGCATTTACTAAAGGGGTATTAGGTCCTTCATACATTTTGTTAAAATCTTGTTGTGGTCCTTGAGTAGGTACCATCATAGTAGGCGCATTTGTTTGTACCATGGGTGGTGGCAAAAGTGGACCTTGATTAGGAGCTTGTGTAGGAGCGGTTTGAGAACTAGTGGGTTGTTGACTTTGGGTGCTAGAGGTGGATTGTTTCCCTTCCCAGTAGACAAATAGTCTATCTAATAAAATGTTTGTTTTGCTCCCTACTTTACTTTGGATAGTAAGTAATAAGGATAAAAACATAATAGCAATCGTAATAATATTTACATCTTTATAATCGGTCTTACTCCATGTAGGAAAGTAGGTAATAAACCGGTGTATAAAAATAAAACCCAAAAACATGAACATAATTTGTCCGACAATTTCGGCTAAAATTTCCACCGTTCCTTTTTCTTCGTTGGTAGCGGGTACAATTTTTTGTATAGATTTGTTTAGAATAATGGTAGGAATAATAGCAATAAGTACATATTGTAAGCAATTAAGAATTTCGCTTTGGGATTCTTTATCGAAATCAAATACGTGATTAAAAAAATTTTTTTGAGGTAAATTACTTTCTACTTTATCTTTTATGGAATCCATATGATTTATGAAAAGAAATTAAAAAAATAAGGTTATGTATTTAGATAACCATGTCGAAAAGTGAGTATAGTGAAGAAAATGCCTATATTCAATTGATTCGCGATATTTATACTAAAGGGGAGGATGATGAATGTAGAAATGGGCGTGTTAGATGTATGTTTGGCGCTAATATGAGATTTTCCTTAAAAGATCATAAAATACCAATATTAACCAGTAAGCGTTTAGCGTGGAAGACGTGTTTAAAAGAGTTGTTATGGTTTATTAGTGGTAATACGAGTAACAAAACATTAAAAGCGCAAAATGTGCATATTTGGGATGGTAATAGTTCACGTGAATTTCTAGATTCGCGTGGGTTGACACATTTACACGAGGATGATCTAGGTCCTATCTATGGTTTTCAATGGCGTCATTTTAATGCAGAGTATAAAACGTGTGAGGATGACTATACGGGAAAGGGAGTAGATCAGTTGCAACAAATCATAGAAGCATTAAAAGATCCTAAAGAACGTAAATCACGTAGATTAATTATGAGTGCTTGGAATCCGGAGCAAATAGGAGAAATGGCATTACCCCCGTGTCATGTTCTTTGTCAATTTAACGTAATAGGTGATAATAAATTAAGTTGTGCCTTGTATCAGCGAAGTGCCGATGTAGGTTTAGGAGTTCCTTTTAACATAGCATCGTATAGTTTTTTGCTTCATTTAATAGCACACCATTGTGATTTAGTACCGTATGATTTTGTTTATTTTTTAGGTAACGTGCATATATACGACGATCACATGGCATCTTTACTAAAACAGACCGAGAATGAATTGTATGAATTTCCGTCATTAGTTATAAAAAACAAGTATACCACATTGGAAGAATATACTTTAGACGATTTTGAGTTAATAGACTATAAGCATCATCCGTCCATTCCCATGGAAATGCGTGTATAGTAGATCTTATTATTTGTTTATGTAAAGTATAATGTCTACTTCGAGTTCCTTGTCTTCAGCAAAACGTCGCCGCGCAGGAGGGAGTGATTTATCCAATTCCATATCCTCCAATGTAGTATCTTCACAGTCAACTGATCATATGGATGATGGTAAGCGTATTATGAGTGTACAGGATGTGTTATATATGTTAAATAGTAAAATTGAGCATCTATCAGGTCAATTAGAACAAAAGGGGCCAGTCACGTCAACTTCATCGTCGAATAATGATGAATTAATGACACAAATCACAGATTCAATAGACAATATGAATACTACTTTAGAGCAATTTTCCGAAATATTAGGTAATTACGAAGAGCGTATTCAATCGATAGAATCTTCTGCAAAAGCCTCGGTGTTGGAAGAAAAAATTCATAAACTAGAAACCCGTATCAATGAAAAGATATTATCAAAGAGCAGTGAAAAGATGGAGTTGTTAACAAAAAAAAAGGGAAATAGCACAAAGGAGATGTTGGCAGAAAAGGTTCCTGATAAAAAACCAAATACGGTAGATGATAAGTTTGCGGAAAGTCAGAAAAAAAAAGACGCTTTAAAACAATTTGAAAAGCAAAGTGCCAAATTAGAGGAAGACAATATGAAAATTTCGTTTACGGGGTTAAAAGATAAAATTGAAACAAATAAAGAGAAATAGGTATACTATAAAATGGTATCAACTCTGGTGTTGGATGCTCAAAGTAAATTGTTTTCACTTCTTATTCAACATTTAGCGGTTTATGCAGAATATATACGCATAACGGTTACTTTGGAAGAATGTTTAGTAGTAGCGGTAAATGAATCACAAACCTCTTTATGTAACATGAAGTTAGTACCCGAATGGTTTTCAGAGTATACGGTTACTTCCTCAATAACATTAACGATTCGCACGTCTATCTTGTATAAAATAATGCATGTGTTGGATGATACTCAACCGGTTGCTTTGCAGTTTCATACCAACGAATTAGTAATAAAAGGTAAATCATTGCAATCGGATATAGTGTATACAATACCATCATTGCATATAGATATACCAGACATAGATGTACCGGAAGACATAGAGTATGCCGCAGACATTACCATGCCATCAAAGACCTGGTGTAGTGTATTAGAGCATTTAATGATAGTAGGAGAAGACTGTAGTTTTACGGTAGAAGAGGATAGTATGCAATTTCGTGCGTGTGGCGATTATGGGTCAACGCATATAGATGTAACGATAGAAGAGATGGATAGTTATGTAGTAGAAGAAAACATTAAATTAGAATTGCATTTTCATTTAAAACTCTTGCATATAGTATCTTTATTTCATAAAATGTCGGACGTGATAGAGATACATGTAAGTAGTGACATGCCATTGGTACTTCAATATACTATGAAATCAAATTCGTATATTCGTTTTATGATAGCGCCCAAGATAGTAGATTAATGCCGTATATTATTATAAAAATAGTATACGGCATATGATAAATGGATTGGTTATTATTTTTTATAACATTTATATTAACATTTTTTGTGTATATTCATATTTGTTATCATTTAAAAAAGGTAAATGATATAGACATATATGATATGGGCTATATAAATAAGCATAACTTAGAAAAAGTGTGTATGTTGCGTCAACCGGTTACATTTTTATTAGAAGAAGAGTTGTTAGAAAAGTTTTTTAATATACAAGTATTAGTAGATAATTATTCCAATATGTTGCTGGATATATATGATAGATCACAAGAAAAGGCATTACCTATACCAATACCTTTTAAAAATGTATTAAGATTATTAAATCAAAAAAAAGACTATGTATCTTATAATAATGGTTCGTTTACGGAGGATACCTTAACTAAAAGTAAGTTGCAGAAATTAGATAACTATTTAAGTCCTCCCATGACGGTTTATTCGCACTATGATATTTGGTTAGGTACGGAAGATAGAAAGTTGCCTATGAAATCAGAAACCTATTATAGGGAATATTTGTATATTACTAGTGGTAATATAGAGTGTTTATTAATAACACCTAATAAAGAAAAAAAGCAGTTAATTATGTTAAGTAAATCGGAAGCGTTATTTGTACCACCCTATTGGAGTTATGAAATTACATTTAAAAAAAATGCTTTTATTTGTGTATTTAGGTATGATACGGCATTAAGTATAGTAACGCGATTACCCCAATTAGTCTTAGACTATATAGATAAAACAAATACTACAGAATTATCATTAAAATTGAAAACATCTACTATAAAACAATCAGATAATAGTACAAATGTATCAAATACACTGTCAGAAGAATCGAGGAGCAACCTTTCATCGAATACCTCTCCAAGTGCAGAGCCAGGTGCCGAGCCAGGTGCCGAGTCAAGTGCCGAGCCAGGTGCCGAGCCAGGAGCCGAGCCAAGTGCCGGACCAGGTGCCGGACCAGGTGCCGGACCAGGTGCCGATTCAAGCAACAATGCATTGTAAGTCAATTGTAAATACGTATAAGTTAATGCACGGAGATATAGTAGATGGAGACAATGTTGTCATAAAGGATTCACCGTGGCGAGAAATGCCTATTGCTGCAATATTAAAAGTAGATAATATGTATGGTAAGCAAGGAGGTAAATTGTTATATAAGTGTATTCCTTATAATAAGCACCTGCCAGTTTGTCTTGTACCATATGAAGAAAAGCAAACATTTTCTAAAAAGCGGGTACATAAGTATGTGTTAGTGAAAGTAAGTCATTGGCGAGACAAGCATCCGTTGGTAAAGTTAACCCAAACATTTGGATCTATAGATGAATTATCAAGTTTGTATGATTATTTGTTATTTGGTTTACGTATTCATACTTCGAATCAGCGTTTTACCAAAGAATTTATGTCGCTTTACAAACAAATCACTAAAAAGGCGCATATAAACGAGATACAAAAGCGGTATGGGTTGGAAGATCGTACTGCCCTTCCTATCCTTACGATAGATGGTGAAACAACTCAAGACTTTGATGATGCCATAGGTTATGTGTCTACTACAAAAGACGAGGTGCTTAGTATATATATTAGTAATACCGTATTGTGGATGGATTATTTAAATCTTTGGGATCATTACGGAGATCGTGTATCTAGTATTTACTTACCTGATCGTGTGGTCAATATGTTACCAAACAAAATGGGTACATCGGTCTGTGGTTTAGTAGAAGGAGATGTATCCGTAGCATTTGCCATGGACTTGCATATTCGCGATAACGTGATATATAGGGTATCTTATCATAATGTGTTGATTCGAGTTGACTGTAACTATCGCTATCAGCATACTACATTATTAAAAAGTTCTTTGTATCAATCGATACTTACGGCGATGGAGACATTAGATATGAAAGTAGAGAATAGTTATAAATGTATAGAAAAGTTGATGATATATTTCAATAGCAAAATAGGGGATAGTTTAGCTAGTTATAAAAAAGGTATCTATCGTTATTGTAGTATCGAGGAAGGCGTTGTAAAAAAAGTACCACTCGCATTGCAAGACTATATGAAATGGCAGGACACGCATTCTGGTTATGCATTATATAATGATACCTTAACGCATTATACGTTGGGTGTAAGATATTATACACAAATGTCGTCGCCCATACGTAGGATAGTAGATATGATAAATATGATAGAATTTCAACTCAATCGTAACATGTGTACTCTATCTCAAAAAACCCTTGCGTTTAAAGATAACTGGTTAAGTAAGGTAGATACGATTAATGATACTCATCGTGCTATAAAGCAATTAGAGTCACAAACAAAGTTATTGAAATATTATACAACTACGCAAAATGCGGATGTTCTTGTGCATGAAGCGTACATAGTATGTAAATTGGCTGACAATAAATATAAACTATACATACCTACACTCCAGTCCACTGGTATATTAAAAGTATTTGAAGAATTGCCTTTGTATATGAAAATAAATTGTAAACTATGTTTACTTCAAGATGATATAAACATTGTACAAAAAATTAGGTTTATCAAGGTGTAGTTTCACTAGAAGAAACAAAGTGTTGATTCATATATTTTTGTATGGTAAAATAGGTAACTGTGTTTGAACCACACTTTAACAAGGATCCTAATGGTTGATCGGGTATAATTTCTTGCTTATTTTCTTTGCTTTGCAATTCTTTGTCTTTGATATATTTAATGATATATTGAGTTACTTCTGTTCGGGCAGCTTTTTCTCCTTCGGACTTATTCATAAAATTACACAATTCTTTGCTAATGGTGGTAGGAATAGCAAACCCCGAAGGAATTTTACTAGATTTCTTATGATTACTTTTTTGAGATTTTTTAATTTCCTTAGTCATTTTACTTTCTAATTGTTTTACATTATGAATAAGTGACGTAATTCCTATACGATAGTTGGTTAATTCTTTTATAATATCATTAAACCCTACATCTATGCTTTGCATTATATAAAAATAGATATCACTATCTTTATATATTAATTTCAATTAAATTATATTACAATTAAACTTCTTGAGGCGTTTCTACTTCCTCGTTTCTAGCAGGTCGGGGACCCCTTCGCTCACGGCGAGGTCCACCAGCAGTGCGAGGTCCGCCGCGGGGACGGCGAGGCATCGAATCAGATTCTTCCATACTAGCGCGTGCCTCTTGTTGCATGTTGCGGGTCTCGCACATTAGTTTTCCGCCATTGATGCCACTTACCTCGGTCGCCAAATGCTTGTGTTCACTTTCGGAAGCGTCGGAAAGTTTGAAATGAACATACTCTCCTTCTACAAGGTATTTGTATTGTTGTGTTTGTACCACAATTTGCGAATGATGTACAAATACATCCGTAGTCTCTTCGTCGCAAGTGGTAATAAAACCGTATCCAACCTTGTTGTTAAACCATTTTACCCTTCCAATTGTTTTGTCATCGACCGTAAACGAAGGAGGCTGAGAAACTGGGGCATCTGTTGCAGCGTTATCAGACATTTATACCCTACATTAGCAAGGTGTCTTTATATTGATTTTTATATTCTATTTATAATGGGTGTTCATGGTATTTCTATATTTTATGGTATCTTGTTTACTTAGATTCCATAGCAATGGGTTCCAAAATTTACTAGCTTCTACTTCAAAAGTTCCTTCGGGTGCATAACGTTTCTCCAAGATTTTTTGATATAATAGCATAAATGATCCTATGCATCTTACGAGTATTTGTATGCGTCGTTTCTTAGCGCAATACTGGTTGATTTTGATAACAATCGCTTCTAACAAATGTTTTCTATAAAAGCATACCCACCCTGCTTGTGAACCTAACTCTCCTTCCTGATGTTTGTAGACTTCTTTTTTAACAATATATCTAATAAAGTCATCGGTTAGTGTTTTAGTAGGTCGCGATGGAGTATGAGTATTCTTATGGGATAATTTGAGTGTAGTAATCAATTCGCTAGACGCTTCTTCTCTAGAAGGTCCGGCTTTTTGACTCATTTGATCCATCATGGTCCTTATATATAGTGATGGGTATAAGTTCTTATTTCAATTTATGGTAAGTAGTTTTGAGGTAATAGGTAATTTTTTGTTGGACTGATACGCTAAAAATAGATAATCACTGTTAAAACATTCATTATACAATTCTTTTATTTCAGATCGGGTTACTGCGTTGATTTTAGCGAGAGTATCGGCAAACGTATTGATAATTTTTTTAGGTTCTTGAATTTGTGTAGCATATTGATCTAAAAATTCCTGTGCCAGTGTTTGTGGTGTAATGGAAAGATTTCTAGAGATAAGTTTGGCCTTTGTTTTTACGGAATGAAAATGATTGGTAGGAACCAATTGTTTTTTATATTTTTTCAATAACTTTATCATTTCTTTAACCACTTTCAAAGCGGAACTAGTGTTCACAAATACTTCTATATTGATATAAGCACCACACGAGTTTACAATAGCGTTTACTGATATACCATATACTAATTTTAATTGCGTGCGTAACCGTTCAAACAATAGATTTTTTATAATTTGTATTCCAATATCTAAACTATCATATAATTCGTGTAACATATGAATGTTAGTAGGAAATCCAAATAGCAATTGTGTGGTTTTATTAGATGGATCCGCTACATAGATAATATCTTTTTTCCAAGCATAGCAAGTTTTGCTAGTAAATGAATTTCCTCCACATTTTGCCGGTTTAATCGTTTTTAAATACTTAGAAAACGTATCTAAAACATGTTGTTTATTAAAATCACCGGATACCATAAATACGGTATTGTTTTGATGATAATATTCATGAAAGGTATTTAGTATGGTCTCTTTTTTTATAGTTTTTAAATTATCTATTTGTTGTTTCCAATCATACGCGTAGCGTAACCCATCTAACACGAAAAAATGTTTATGAAAGGTATCATATAATGGCGCATCTCGTTTGTTTGCTTCTCGCAAAAGTTCATTTTCAACCGCCGTATGTTCATTTTCAATCATGGTCCAAGTGATTTTGGGTCGGACTGTGATATTAACTATATAATCAAGCATTTCTTTGGTGTATTTTTTAACCCCAAACGTGTAATAACGCAACAACGTATCGCTGGTAGATGCATTATATTCAACCCCTCTCGTAGTCCAATAAGGACTACATTTATTATCTTTACATTTATTCCACGCATTTGTTAATACGTGTTCTAATAGATGATTGATCCCGCTGGTTTGTTTGGTTTCAGAAATAAAACCGTTATTCGTTACCATTTCCACGTAGGTACTTTTGTTGGGATAGGGATATAAAAAAATGTGATACCCGTTAATAATGTGTTCTTCTGGTACACTATGTTTAATATTTTTTTTGGTTTGTCGCATAGACGGTTTCCCTCGTTTTTTTGTTTTCATAGGTATATAGTGATTAGATTTTATCCTTTTGATTTACCGCCCTCGGAAGTTTTACACCTAAAGCTAACTCCATTTTATGGATAAAAGCGTTGCTTGGATTTGCTTTACCCGATTCATACTCGTTCACTGTTTTTACAGGTACCCCCAGTTTAGTAGCTAGATCTTGTTGTTTCCATTTTTTTGCTACACGTGCTTTCATAATGGCGGTTTTCAACGCCACAGGAATGACTTTTCGTTTCATTTCCGTTCCATCTTCCGGAATAATGGGTCCGCGTCCGCCGCCACCGCCACCACCTTGCCCCTTACTGGGTTCCGGTTTTTTTTTCAATACTACCGTTTCCCAGTCTTGATGAGGATATGGAGAAGACATGATATGATATACCATATGTAAAAAATATTTCTCATCAATTTATGACTAGATTGTAATGACAATTACCATCCGGATCCCCTTGGATATAGCAAACATATGTCGCGACACCACCACGAAAAATTCCCGTTAAAATTTCCGTTATCAGTTTCATGAATATAGTACACATACACACAATTGGTTTGTAACGCAAGAGCGCTGGGTGTAACGGTTGTTTTCCATGAAGGGCGCGTAACTGGTTTACTAAACTCATTTATAATAGCGACGAGTTCATCGGGTAATACAAAGGTTCTATCACTCATAACACTTGTTTAGAGCAGAATTCAGACGATTCAATTTATGAAAAAAGTTCTACATAATACGCCTAACCCACTCCAATCTCTTTCTCTCTATTTCGCCGCAAGATACTCTTCTATCGCCCAATCGGGCAAGGTGGTTCGGTATGGTCCGGTGCACCAGGAGCGATCGTCGGGCGCTGGCCACGTTTTCGACCATGGGCGGCAGTGGCGAATGATATCTTCCATGGTCAAGTAGTCTTCATCCAGTTCGGCTTCTTCGCGGGAACTGCGGTGACGCGGGGGACCGATGATCATTTTGTCCTTGCACCATTCTAGCCAAGACTCATCTTGATGCATGCATCCCCAACCAAAGATATAGTCTTCCCACCATTGGTCGCGTGTAACTATCGCATTGATGCTGGACCCTTCCCGCCAATTCTCGCGCAACATAGCCGATGCCGGTTTAGCATAGTCATTGATTATCGTTTGGATTTCGCAAGGAAATTCCATGATATACTGATTGTTGTGATCCACTTGTGTCTATACTGTGCAAAAAGTTTCAATTTGTGAAAAAAGGTCTAAATTTCAAATTGTTTACATATTTGGATGTATCTACCTCCTGCGTATTATATTTATTACTATATTCCCTGAAGGGTTGAATAACTCAGTATCCATAACCTCATTTTTCCATTCCAAATAAAACTTCGCCCATAGTTTTTCATTTTGTGTAGTTCTCTCAAGATATACACGGTAATCTTCAAAATAGGGGGCTCGATCGCGTCGCGGTGGGGTATCTGTGTGACACTGCCTACTGATGGTACCTGTTATTTGTCCATTATCAACAGTGATGGTTTTTGGATCCCTATCATTAGAAAATTCTCTCTTTATGGTTTCTCTTGCTGTAGTAAGGAATACCTGCCGCATATTATGTTTAACTTCTGAAGTCAAACCTAATGTCATACTTCTATATGACTTGTATAATTTACCTTATTTTAATTTCAATTTATTTACTCTGTGTTTGTCAACCATCACAAATCATTTAACATAAAACCATTTAATAAGATGACGTCATTATAGTGTAATGGTGAAGATATGTACGGAAGAAACAACTGCGTTAGAACCACTAGAAACAAACTATCCGTTTGAGTTGAGTTTTTTTCAAAAAGCGGCACTTACAGCGATACAAAAAGGTGAATCCGTATTGGTTACCGCTCATACCGGGTCAGGTAAAACATTGCCGGCGGAGTATGGTATAGAGTATTGGGTATCAAAAGGAAAAAAGGTAGTATACACATCACCGATAAAAGCGTTGTCCAATCAAAAGTTTTACGAGTTTAGTCAAAAATATCCTCATATTTCGTTTGGTTTGTTGACGGGTGATATCAAATATAATCCAGAGGCGGAGGTTTTGATCATGACCACAGAAATCTTGCGGAACACTCTTTTTCAAAAAACCATACTTTGCACCAATCAAGTGGAGACATCCTCTGCCTTACAATTTGACATGGATCTTGAAAGCGAATTATCTTGTGTGATATTTGACGAGGTGCATTACATCAACGATCAAGCGAGAGGTAAGGTATGGGAAGAAACGATCATGATGTTACCAAATCATGTGCAACTCATCATGTTGTCTGCAACCATAGATACACCGACGAGGTTTGCAGCGTGGGTAGAGCAGCAAAATCCTAGCAAAGAGGTTTGGTTGTGTTCAACCAATGACCGTGTCGTACCATTAAAGCATTACATATATATGACTATGCATGATTCCATGTTAGATACGATGGCAAACAAAGAGCAAAAATCACAATTTCTATCGTTAAACAATCAGTTTTTAGAGATCAAGACAAAACAAAAGGATTTTCAGGATCCAATTTATCACCGTGTAAAAGAAGTAAAGCGATACATGGATAAAAATCGTGTATTTGTAAAGCGTTCTTATGTGTTAAACCGTCTGGTAAAGCAATTGCAGGCAAAGGATATGTTACCAGCCATATGTTTTGTGTTTTCCCGCAAGGGTGTAGAACAATGTGCCTCAGAGATATCGCATTCTTTAATAGAGGACGAGTGTACACATGGCGAGATCGTAGAGCATGAATGTAAAAAGATATTGTTAAAATTATCGAATTCTCGAGATTACCTCCATTTGCCGGAATATACCTTTATGATAAAATTGTTAAAAAAGGGCATAGCGATTCATCATTCAGGTGTGTTGCCGGTATTGCGAGAAATGGTCGAACTGTTGTTTAGTAAAGGATATATTCGTTTGTTGTTTGCCACCGAAACCTTTGCAGTAGGAATAAACATGCCTACTAAAACAGTAATCTTTACTTCATTTACGAAGTATGATGGAAATCAGGAACGTATGTTATTGGGTCATGAGTATACGCAAATGGCGGGTCGTGCGGGGCGGCGAGGGATGGATACGATAGGTCATGTGATATATATGTCTAATTTAAATGCATTGCCATCCATAGCAGAGTATCGTACAATGTTAAAAGGTACGCCTCAGAAGTTGGTGTCTAAATTCGCGATTCATTACAATTTGGTCTTAAATTTATTGCGATCTACTAGTGTAGATATGTTAACCTTCATGGATCGTAGTATGAATCAGGGGTCTATTCAAAATCAATTGCGTGAATTAAAGGAGGATAAGGAAACCGTGGAGCGAGACATAGAAGACTTTTCGGTATATTATACGTTAACCATATCCGAAGATATACTAGAAAAGTATCTTCTATTACAGCAGGGCAATGAATATCAGAATTCCAAGCAACGAAAAGCGCAAAAAAAGGAATTGTATGCGTTGCGGGATAAGCATGGTACAATAGAGTCGGAATCCTTGTTGTATAAAAAAATGCGAGAGTATAAGGATAAGGTGTTTATGATAAAGAATAATATAAACTTTGTGGAAACGTATAATGATGAAACAATTCACATATTCATGGATATACTACTAACCAATAAGTTTATATCTATAACAAAAAAATCAGTACAATTTAAGGAAGATAGACCCTGGGCAAATGTAGAAAACAGCGTAGTACTAACAGAAAAAGGTCATATATGTATAGGTATACAAGAATGGAATGGGGTAGTAGCCGCCGAGTTTTTACAAAAAGTGGGTTATTTGGAAGAGTTAACCACACTAGATATGATAAAATTGTTTTCTTGTTTTACGAATATAAGAGTAAGTGATGATGTAAAAACCGGTTATAAACAACATAAGTTTACGGGAAATACCTTAGAATACCATATAGACGAACTCCAGACGATTTATAATAAATACAATGACCTAGAAGTTAAACATGAATTAAATACAGGATTAGAGTATGAAATTCATTATGATTTGCTACCCTATATGGAGGATTGGGTAACTGCGGATGACGAACAGCAATGTAGTAGAGTATTACGTTTGCTAGAAAAAGACAAGACTATATTTGTGGGTGAGTTTGTAAAGGCGCTATTAAAGATACAGACGATAGGATTAGAATTAGAAAAGGTAGCGGAGGATATAAATCATATAGAGTTGTTAAAGCGATTGCGTGAAATACCGGATGCTATATTAAAGTATGTGGTAACGACTCAATCATTATACATTTAAAAGTTGTTTGGTAATCGTATATTTGTGTTGTTGGATATGTTGTTTCATAAATTCGTATAATGGATCATTGCTAATATTATTTTTAGACATGAGGTGAACCATCATAAGAAGTAATATATATTGTTTATCCGTGAGTTTACTTTTACAGTATTCCACGAATAATAATTTCAATAAAGGAACTTGTTCTTGTTGTATAATATAATAGCATATAGAGTATACTTTAATTTGATTTGAATGAATTGTCATTATATTAACATTATATAATTAATTTTTCTTATGTTTTTCCTCTTTATGGCACCCATTGGTTTTCAATAAAGTGGTTATTTTCTCATTAATATCGGTAGTAGACGTTATACAATAATCAGGTAAAAAAGCATGTATAAACGATTTTATCGCACCTTTCTGCATAAGATAGGCAAAGCTAAGAGATAATTTAAGATGTTTATAATAAGTCATACATACCTTATCGGGGTGTGTAAACCACTTCATACACTACTACTATAAATAATTATTTAAATAAATTTAAAAAAATATTTATTTAAATAACTTTTACAAATGTATATAAATGTTTATATCTAACATAAAACCCATAGTCTATACCATTTTACTATACATTCCATACTACATGCTAGGGATAGATGGTTATAATTTGTGTGTCATTGGAGCCGGCGGGGGTTTAGGTCGTGAGATAGTATATCAAGCATCAAAAGAGCGAAACATGACCGTATTAGCCCTTACGTCAGACAGTAAAATCTATATACCGTATCGTGGTGATGGGTATAATAATATGGAAGATCAAAACGAATATGTATCCTCCTTAGTTAAAGTAGATAATTATTGGAATACGATACGAGAGGATTATGAACGATTGGTAATTTGTACAGGCGGCACTATATTTGAGGAGGATTATTCGGATACACTAACAAAAAAGTATCTAGAGTCGTTGTCTAGTGAATGTAAGGATGTAAGTATAGTAAGTGCTTATTCAGTAGATAAAAATACCTTAGAAAAATTTAGCATTCCTTTTCAAATTATGAGCAATGTGTATTTAAAGGATGTCTATCGCGCAAAGCGAGAGCAAGAACGTTTACTAAAAACCTATAACGATACCAAAATTCGCAAGCGTTTTTTTAAGCCGAGAGCATTATCTTATGGGAATACCGTATTACCAAGTACAACGCGTCAGGAATTAGCGTATGAAATATTAGATAGTATATAATTACTATAAATAATTTAATATAGTGTGTATATATATATAATGCGTAGATTATCCAAATTAAGGTATTCAACCAATACAAATAATAATAGAATACGTAATGTCCAAAATACGGATCGTCAACGTATAAATATGTATATTAGGCAATTAAACGTAGAAAATAAATTAACTCAGTTAAATACCAGATTATTAAAGTTAAAAAGAGTCAATCAAACATTAAAAAGTTCCATTAATTCAACAAGGGACAGGTTGTTAGTTGCTAAAGCAAGAAATAGGTTTCGAAATAAAAGAAGTTATCCAATAATGTATAATCGCGCTAAATATATTACAAATGCCCGGTTCCAACCAAACCGAATAGAACGTCAGGAAATCGATCCCAAGCAGTTATATCATCAACATTTGCGAAACCCAAGATTACGAATGAATGGTCTCTTTGCAAAAACCAAAACAGTCTACTTAACAAGGATGGGCAGTCTGCTCCATCGTCCCATTCGGAGAACGTTTGTCGCCTCGTGTAATTATTG